TGCGGCTGCCCCATCCTGTACGGGTTTCCAAGTCGATCAGAGACTCGAGCCGGCGCTGGAGCCCCTCACACGGGCTCCGTGCGCCCCCAGGAGCAACGAACAGGACTTCCACAGGTAGTTGTGCCCCGGATTCGCCAGGGGACTTCTCAGCCTGCGAGACAGAGGTCACAATGTTTGCGGGATGTAATTGACGAGACCGCGAGTTAAACCGATCAGCTAGGTATGGCTACCCAAACTTAGATTCAAATCAAGAGCACCTGACCCCCGCCGTCGGTGAATTGCCGCTCATGGGCGGCGGGGTGTCAGGCCAACGAGGGAGTACCCACCGTGCCGATCTTGAAAACGCTCGCCGGGGCGATCGAACTCATCCGCATCGCCGCCCGAGGCGGCTGGGAAGCCGAGATCTACGAGCCGTGGGACGAAGACGAGTACCTCCTGTAGTGATCTACGCCACTCCTACGTGGGTGGATGACAAGGTAACGCCTATAGACATTATGAGGGGCTAAAGCCCCGAATAAGAGCCGCTCAGGCGGCTCTCTAAGAGCGCCCACCGGGGCGCTCGAGATAAGACCGGCCTTGATGGCCGGTCATAGATGATCCGGCAACCGCCGGATCTATCGCCCGCGCAGTGCGCGGGCTCTAGAAGGGGTGAGGCAACCGTGTACGGCACTCGCTCGAGTGCGTACTGGAGCACTCAGCCGGGCAAGTTCGACGTTCTCAACCTGCGGATGACGTTTCCGAGCACATCCGCTCATGAGATTCCCGACTTGACACCCACCGAATTCATTCCGGAGAACCTCGCCGCGTGGAACATGCCGCGGCATCGCGAATACGCCGCCATTTCGGGCGGCGCTCTCCACTTCTTCCTCGATGATTATCGATTCGAGACCGTCTGGTCGTCCCCCGAGCGCCTTTTACCCCGCGTGCAAGCAGTCGGCGCGGCTTTGACGCCCGATTTCAGCGTCTGGAAAGACATGCCGCGGGCCGCGCAGGTCTGGAATACCTATCGCAGCCGCTGGTGCGGCGCGTATTGGCAGTCCGAAGGAATCGAGGTGATCCCAACTGTCGGTTGGGGTCGACCGGACACATACGAATTCTGCTTCGACGGCCTTCCGGTCGGCGGAAACGTCGCCATTTCGTGCTTGACGCTCCGCTCGAAGCAAGAGGACCGCGACCTATTCACCCGAGGCGTCCAAGAACTCGTCTGGAGAACCCAGCCGAAGACCTTGCTCGTCTACGGCCGGCTCCGGTTCTGCGAAGACATAGACCTCCCCGAGGTCCGGGAGTACCCGACCTACTGGGACAGACGACGAAAGCAGGTTGACGCTGCATGGGCAAGCGTGGAGGGAGCGGGGGCGGCGGCGGAGCCGTCGGAACCAAGTCCCGACCCCCCAAGGGAGCCGCTGCAGGCGGTGGATCTGGACTGAGTGGCGGCGGAAGCAGCGGCGGCGGGTCAGCCGGTAGCAGCGGAGGCGGCAAGGGTACTGGCAGCGCCGGTACAGGTGGTGTCACTGGCGGCGGCGGTGGCGGCGCGGGAGCTGGTGGATCCAGCGGCCCGCAGTTCCCCGAGCCCAAGCCCGACAACAAGCCCCGCACCTTCCCCGGCGCGAGCAAAGCGCGAGAGTGGTTCTCGAAGATCTGGCCGTCCAAGGACAAGTACGACGGCGCGGTGAGGAACGAGTACGCGAGGTACTCGGAGAACACCGGCTACCAGACGATCAACACCGCGCTGCGTGACGCCGCGGGCGACATGAGCAAGTTCGATGACCCAGACTGGCTCGAAGCCCGGAAGAAGTACGACGGCACCGAGTACTCGGACTTCGTCAAGGAGCGGTACATCCGCAACCTCAAGGACCGCATCAAGCGGATGGACGAGGGCCTGGCCTTCGCCCCGGAGATCCCTGAGCCGATCACGCTGTCGCGAGGCACCCGGTGGAGCGAGTTCAAGAGCCTGGGCATCACCGGGGAGAACGACGACCTGAGCAAGCTGCTGGGCAAGACGTACGTCAACGACTCGTACACCTCGACCTCAGTCGGCGGCAAGGCCGCGATGGACTACATGCCGGTGCAGATCACCTTGACCGTCCCCAAGGGGATGCACGGGGTCTACATGGCAGGCGACGTGTCGCATAATGGGGCACTGTCCTCGCTGCCGAGCGAGAACGAGTTCCTGCTCCCCCGCGGAACGAAGTTCAAGATCAAGAGCATCAAGAAGGTCGGCAACAACTGGATTGTGGAAGTGGAGGTGCTGAAGCCGTGAGCGCATTCGATGACAAGATCGAGGACCAGGCGCACGCCATCCGCGCTGTCGAGGACTACGACGCGCTCCCGCTCGAAGGCCCCGGCCGCTGGGCCCACATCCACGGTGACCTGACGCTCTACACCAACGACGACAACGTGCTGTTCGCCCAAGGCGACATGTCGACTCTCGACGCCAGCACGCTGTTTCAGGCGATGGACAAGCTGCGCCAGGCCGGTAAATCGGCCGGCGAGGCGTTCGACATCCTGCGTCTGGAAGCAGATGCCATCTCAGGCGACCTGTCGGAGCTGGCTGAGCAGTGAGCTGGGCGTCCTCGAGACGCCGGTATGACCTACCCCCGGACTGGGAGCTGAACTATAGGCTCCCGGTCCTTCGGGATGCCAACTGGATCTGCGAGCTGCAGTGGAATGGCTGCGTTGGCGTGGCATCCGAGGTCGACCACATCAAGCGTGGGAACGACCACTCGCGATCCAACCTGCAGGCGGTCTGCCACAGGTGTCACGCGAAGAAATCATCCGCCGAGGGCAACGCCCGGAAGGCAGAACTCAAAGCCCGGAGGAAGCGGCCCGACGAACGCCATCCTGGGCGTCGATAAAAGCGGGCCAGGAGCCCGCTCTAGACCCAGGAGGTCAAGTGGGCACCCGAGGCCCCATCGGAAAACGAGACGAAGAGCGGGTTCGGCGCAACGCGCCCGAGAGCCCTACCGAGACGGTCCAGGTGATCGGAACGGTCCAGATCCCCGAACTTGGGGACGTGAGCTACGACGGTGAGACGCATCCGCTCATCGAAGAGATGTACGAGTCCATCAAGAACTCCGCGGCCGTGAAGTACTACGAGCCGACCGACTGGACCTACGCCAAGCTCACCCTCTACACCCTGAACCAAGAGCTGATTGCATCGCGCCAGTACGGAAAGCCAATGGGCGCAATGAAACTCACAGCCATCAACCAAATGCTCTCCTCGCTGCTGCTGACTGAAGGCGACCGACGACGAGTTCGGCTCGAGATCGAGCGGAACCCCGGTGACCCGACAGCCGGGAAGGTCGTTGACATGACCGACATGCTCAAGCAGCGCCTCGCCCAAGCTCAGGCGAGCGGAGGGTAGATGGTCCCCCGGAGGGGGTTTCTAGAGCACTGCCGCTACCAGTAGCTCCTCCCTCCGGGGTTGACACACCCTGAAAGGAACCACATGGCCGACTTCGGCAAATCGCTCGACGTTGACACGTTGTGGCTGGTCAAAGGCCGCGACTTTAAGTGGACGTTCGACAACAAGGACAAGGCCGGAAACCCTGTCCCCTGGCCAGCCGGCCAACTGTTCCTCGAGCTGGAGACTGGCGGCGAGCACAACGCGCTGCACCAGGTCTACATCACCGGAGCCATCGGCGGCACGTACCTGCTGAACATCAACGGGACGAACACCCCCGCGATCGACTACAACGACGTGTCCGAGAACCCGCAGGGGCTCGCTGGCGACATCCAAGACGCAGTCGACGCCGCCGTAGGCGCAGGCAACGCTGTCGTACACCCGGTCTCGCTGTTCCCCGCGTGGACGCTGTACTTCAACATGAACAGCGGCAAGCCGCTCACGGAGCAGCTCGTCAACACGATCAACAAGGCTGCGAACGACTTCTTCGACACGTTCGACCAGCTCCTGGGCGTCGATGTCAAGATGACCGTCACCGACACGCTGAACTTCAAGCTCGAGGTCACCTCGGTGCGCTCGTTCGATGAGGTCGGCGTCGTGACCTTCGCAGTCGACGTGACAGCCACCGCGGTCAAGAACTTCTTCAACAGCTTCGCTGGCCTGATCGGCGCAGTGAACACGGTCTCCACTGACTTCTACTGGAACCGGACCTACGACATCGAGTTCACCGGATCGCTTGCGCTGCAGCCGATTCCGCTGACCACGGCGAACGGAGCAGGTCTGGCGGGTGCTTCGAAGCGGATCACCACCGAGATCCTCGAGCCTGGCAAGAAGCCGCTCACCGTCTGGCCTCTCACGGTCAACGGCGCGACCGCCTCGATCAAGGTCGAGTCCGAGGAAGCCGACAAGATCCAGAACCGCTGCCGCTGGCAGCTCGTCCACATGCCGACCGGCGAAGCCGCTGGCGGCGATGCAAAGCAGATCGGCCTGGTCTACCGCCAGCCGAGATAGTTTCAACGGCGGAACCCTACCAAAGAGGGTGTCCCCGTTCGGTTTTCGTGCCCGTTCCCCGACTGAATGCAACGGGCGCTCCAACAACTGAAAGGCACTACGTGGCTCAGATCCAGATCCCGAAACCAGACGGTTCGAACGGCTACTACACCATCTTCACCGAGAACTTCCCCGACGCCAGCACAGCGGAGGGCCAAGAGGCCATCCTGGCGACTCTCGATGCGCTCAACCCCAACCCGTACTACATGTTGGTGGGCGCTTACGAGGACATCTCGGTTCCAGTAGCTGGCGGTGAATACCCGGCACAGGGGCTCACCATGTTCCCGTCTCTGCAGGACTGGTTCGACACACTGTGATCCACCCACCCAGTCCCCTTGTGGGGCTGGGTCTTTCCCCGTTCGTCTAATTGGCAAGACGCCGGGTTCTGGCCCCGGTAATTGAGGTTCGAATCCTTGATGGGGAACCACTTGACATACACCGAAAGGAATCACCATGTCCGCAATCCAAGGCAAGCTGATCGCGCTCGTTCTCAAGTACGGCGTGAGCTACCTCCGCAAGCACCCCGAGCTGCTGGACGAGATCTCGAAGCACATCCCCGGCAAGGTCGATGACGTTGTCCTGACTGTGCTCGCCAAGCTCCTGGGCGTCTGATGGCACGCCGACTCTTCCGAGGTCGGCGGTTCTCTGAAAACGGATGGCCGTACGTCGACCAGGGCTCATGCACCTGGTTTGACGTGGCCGAGGGCGTCTCGATGCAGATCCAGAACGGCCCTCCGCTCGCGATCCTCGGTGCGTTCGCTCGCGACTACCACGCGTACGTCGAGCCGATGTTCGACCCGGACTGCTGCTGCTGGACGCAGGACAACAGCGTCGACACGTCGAACCACCCCGGTGGCACCGCCTTCGACGCCCGGTGGAACAAGCACCCGTTCCAGGTGCGAGGCACGTTCACCGCGGCTCAGATCAAGGTGATCCAAGAGCTGCTGGACTTCTACGAGGGCACCGTCTTCTGGGCGGGAGTCGACTGGAAGGAAGGCGGCTGGGGCTCTCCGATCGATGAGATGCACTGGCAGATGGGGTACAACACCTACGACCAGAAGGCCGACCGGCCTCAGCAGTGGGTGCTCGACTTCATCGACCGGAAGATCCGACCGGACGGCTTCTCGACGTTCCGCCGCGGCTCCGCGCCCGCTGTGCCATCAGAGATGACGGTCCCGCTCACCGACCTGGGTAACGGCCGGTGGACCTCACCGAGCCCCGCCTGGGCGCACCTCATCAAGCGGGAGTCGGGTGGCAACCCGACGATCATCCAGCAGATCCACGATGTCAACTCAGGCGGCAACGAAGCCGAAGGTCTGTTCCAGATCACGCCGCGAACGTGGAAAGCGCACAACGGAACTCAGTTCGCGCCGAGCCCGAGGTTCGCCACGCCACAACAGCAGGCGATCGTCGCTGCACGCATCTTCACCCGCAACCCGAGCGGATCTGACTGGGGCGCTGGACTTCCCGGCCGAGAAGACGCAAGTCAACTCGCTGCTGGCCTTGTGCCCACCCAAACCGAAGGAGAGGAGGACTTCTTGTCCGCACTCAGCCCTGCCGAACAGCGTGAGGTTCTCGACCTCCTGCGCTGGGTGGCAGCCCCCGAATACGGAGAGCTTCGCAAGCTCTTCCAGAACGAAGACATGTACCGCGAGAACAACGACCGCTGGCGCACCCTCGCTGGTGTGGCGTTGGACGCCCGGACATTCGCCTGGGAAGACCGCGTCGAGAAGAGCGCCGAGCGCGGAGAGCTGTGGGCCATCGACCTGGTGGCACGGGCCGCTCGCGGCACCCTCGCTGGCGTCACTCGCGTCGGCTCCAACACCCCAGATCCGTTCCTGGTCAACCACGCACGCCGAGTGCTGGCTGACGTGGAGCGCATCAACCCCGACGCACTCAAGCAGTACCTAGCTTCGAAAGGTGGCTCCCTATGAGCCCGAAGGTCCGACAGACCATCTACTACCTCGGCACGCTGGTGCCGGGGATCCTCGGCATCGCCCTGATCTGGGGCGGGATCGACCAAGGTGCGGCCGACAGCATCGGTGACATCATCGCCGGGGCCCTGGCCCTGATCGGCGCAGGAGCGCCGGCCACCGCGGCGGTTCACGTCAACGCACAGCGCAAGGACGGCACGCTGACCGCTTCCCCGGTCGAGCAGGTCTCCAAGGGCATCGAGCAGGTCATCGCGGCGCGTGACGCCGCGCAGGCTGAGGTCGACAAGGTCACCACGGTGGTCGGAGGCGTTCTCAGCGACGTGCAGATCGCGGCGCAGGCCGTGAACCTCGGCCCGCTGGCCAGCCAGATCCTCAACGGGGTCGCACCGGCCTACAGCCAGGCGTTCAACCCGGCCACTCAGCCTGGAACCGATGATCCTCAAGAAGGGCTCCAGCGGGGCCCTGGTTGGCCTCTGGACAGACGTGATGCTGAAGCGGTTCCCGAGCTACGCTCTGGGCCGCGACGGCAAGCCGTTGGTCAACGACAAGTACTTCGGCCTCGATGAGGAGAAGGTCCAGAAGGAGTACCAGATCCGCACGGGCCAGTTCCCGAGCGGTGAGGTCTCCGAGGACGACCTGATCCGGCTTCGCATCGTCCCGGTGCTGTTCACCGTCCACGGGACCGGCATGGCCGACCCGCTGGGCCCTGGCTACCCGGCAGACCTCGCGAGAGCTTGTCTGGACCTGGTGCATTGGCAGCCGATAGGCAACTACCCGGCGCAGCCCTTCCCCATGTGGTCTTCGATCCTCAAGGGTGTGGCCGAGCTGAAGTTCCAGATCGAGGACTACGAGCGGCGCTACCCCGGATACCGGAAGGCGCTGGCGGGCTACAGCCAGGGCGCGGTCGTCACCGCGCTCTACTACATGCTGTACGTCTTCCCCGAGAACGGTGAGCACCACTACATGCTCAAGCGCGGGGACTTCCTGATCTCGATCACCTGGGGACCGCCGATGCGGGAGAAGGGTGTGGCCAACGGCAACAAGTTCGCCGGGTGGCACATCTCCGACGGCCGAGGCATCCTCAAGGGCCGGATGGTCAACACCCCTGAGTGGTGGCTGGACTTCGTCCACTGCATGGGATCGCCTGAAGGACAAGACCTTTACGGCGACGTACCGGATGACAAGACCGGCGAGAACGAGACCGCGATCTGCGATTTCGTCATGTCCGAGAAGTGGTACTCCGGTCCCCTGGCCATCATCAAGCGTCTGTTGGCAACGGGAACGAACCTCTTCACCGAGGGCGACGACCTCGTCAAGGCAGTCCTGCAGGCAGGCATGTTCTTCGGCCACGGCCTGACCCCACACAACATCTACGACATCGGGCCCGCGATCACCGCTCTGCGGAAAGCCGTGACCCGAACTTGACATACACCGGAAGGAGGCGGGGTGAGCCTCGGAAATCACTACCCGGAGCTTGCCCCGTCCCCTCCGCACATCATCGGCCCGTCTTGGCAGAGGACGGTCGACGGGGAATGGCATCTGCCTGATCCCAAGATGACCCTTGGTTGGGGCGTCTTGAAGTGGCTGTCCGACTACGTCAATACCCCTGGTGGGCATGACGATCCAGCCAGACTCAGATTTCTGATCGAGCTGTCCGAAGCGGGCCTGCTCGAGAACGAGAACATGTTCATCCCCACCGACGAGCAGGTACGCCTGGTCCTCTGGTGGTACGCCGTAGACGAGAAGGGCCAGTACGTCTACCGCGAAGGCGTGATCCGCCGGCTCAAAGGCTGGGGCAAGGATCCGTTCACCGCGGCGCTGTGCCTCGCGGAACTCTGTGGCCCAGTAGCGTTTTCACACTTCGATGAGACCGGCCAAGCGATCGGTAAGCGCCGACCCGCGCCGTGGGTCACGGTGGCCGCGGTCTCCCAGGACCAGACGAAGAACACGTTCTCGCTGTTCCCGGTGATGATCAGCAAGAAGCTGAAGACCGAGTTCAAGCTCGAGGTCAACCGCTTCATCATCTACGCCGAAGGCGGCGGGCGCATCGAGGCAGCCACCTCGAGCCCCGCGTCGATGGAGGGTAACCGCCCGACGTTCGTCGTTCAGAACGAGACGCAGTGGTGGGGCCAGGGCCCGGACGGCAAGGTCAACGAGGGCCATTCGATGGCGGAAACCATCGAGGGCAACATGACCAAGGTCGAGGGCGCTCGCACGCTGTCGATCTGCAACGCCCACATCCCCGGCACCGAGACCGTAGGCGAGCTGGCCTACGTCTCCTACCAGAAGATCCAGTCCGGTGAGGACGTGGACACCGGCCTCATGTACGACGCGCTGGAAGCGCCGGCCGATACGCCGATCTCCGAGATCCCCTCGCAGAAGGAAGATCCCGAGGGATTCACCAAGGGCATCCAGAAGCTCCGGGAGGGTCTGCTGATCGCCCGCGGCGACAGCACATGGCTGCCGATCGAAGACATCATCAAGTCGATCCTGTCGACCAAGAACCCGATCACCGAGTCACGGCGCAAGTTCCTCAACCAGGTCAACGCATCTGAGGACTCCTGGCTGGCTCCCCGCGAATGGGACCGCTGCTTCGCTGACGCGAAGAAGTACCTCGAGAAGATGGGCTACGAGTTCACGCCGCCCGCTCGCGGCGAGAAGATCGCCCTCGGCTTCGACGGTTCGAAGTCCAACGACTGGACCGCACTCGTCGGCTGTCGCATCAGCGACGGCTTCCTGTTCGTCCTCAAGGTCTGGGATCCCCAGAAGTACGGCGGGCAGGTTCCTCGCGAAGACGTAGACGCCACAGTGCATTCCGCGTTCAAGCACTACGACGTGGTCGCGTTCCGCGCCGACGTGAAGGAGTTCGAAGCCTACGTCGACCAGTGGGGTCGGACCTACAAGAAGAAGCTCAAGGTCAACGCCTCCCCCAACAACCCGGTCGCATTCGACATGCGCGGGCAACAGAAGCGGTTCGCGTTCGACTGTGAGCGACTCGAGGACGCAGTCCTTGAAGGCGAGGTCTGGCACGACGGCGATCCCGTTCTGCGCCAACACGTTCTGAACGCCAAACGACATCCGACAACCTATGACGCCATTGCGATTCGCAAGGTCACCAAGGACTCCAGCAAGAAGATCGACGCTGCGGTCTGCGGCGTCCTCGCGTTCGGGGCGAGACAGGACTACCTCATGAGCAAGAAGGCCCGAACGGGCCGGGTCGTGGCGGTTCGCTGATGGCAGCCGTACTACCCGGACAGGAAGAGATTCCAGACCCCGCCATCGCTCGCGACGAGATGATCTCGGCGTTCGATGACGCGTCGAAGAACCTCAAGATCAACACCAGCTACTACGAAGCTGAGCGCAGGCCAGAGGCCATCGGCGTCACGGTCCCGCAGCAGATGCAGTCGCTGCTGGCCCACGTCGGATACCCCCGGCTCTACGTCGACTCCATCGCGGAGCGCCAGGCCGTCGAAGGCTTCCGCCTCGGCGATGCCGACGAGGCCGACGAGGATCTGTGGAACTGGTGGCAGGCCAACGACCTCGACATCGAGGCTCCGCTGGGCTACACCGACGCCTACGTCCACGGCCGGTCCTACGTGACCATCTCGCGCCCGGACCCCTCGATCGACATCGGCTGGGATCCAGAGACTCCGATCATCAGGGTCGAGCCGCCGACGCGGATGTACGCCAAGATCGACCCCCGGATCAACCGGGTGTCCGAGGCGATTCGAGTCGCGTACGACGCGCAGGGCAACGAGGTCCAGGCAGCCACGCTGTACACGCCCACCGACACCTTCGGGTGGTTCAAGGCTGATGGCGAGTGGGTGGAGTGGTTCAACGACTCCCACGGTCTGGGCGTTGTCCCGGTCGTCCCTCTGCCGAACCGGAACCGGCTCTCGGATCTGTATGGCACCAGCGAGATCACGCCCGAGCTGCGGTCGATGACCGACGCGGCGTCTCGCATCCTCATGCTGATGCAGGCGACTGCAGAGCTGATGGGTGTGCCCCAGAGGCTGATCTTCGGCATCAAGCCCGAAGAGATCGGCGTGGACCCGGAGACGGGCCAGACGCTGTTCGACGCCTACCTCGCTCGCATCCTCGCGTTCGAGGACGCTGAGGGCAAGATCCAGCAGTTCTCGGCAGCCGAGCTGGCCAACTTCACCAACGCGTTGGATCAGATCGCCAAGCAGGTCGCTGCGTACACAGGACTACCTCCCCAGTACCTTTCCACCGCCGCGGACAACCCGGCCTCTGCTGAGGCGATCAGGGCCGCTGAGAGCCGTCTCATCAAGAAGGTCGAGCGCAAGAACCTGATCTTCGGCGGCGCATGGGAACAGGTCATGCGGATCGCCTACCAGTTGATGAAGGGCGGCGACGTTCCGCCCGACATGCTCCGCATGGAGACCATCTGGCGCGACCCGTCGACTCCGACGTACGCGGCCAAGGCCGACGCAGCCACGAAGCTGTACGGCAACGGCACCGGGGTCATCCCGCGTGAGCGTGCTCGCATCGACATGGGCTACTCCATCAAGGAGCGCGAAGAGATGCGGCGCTGGGACGAGGAAGAGGCCGCGATGGGCCTCGGCCTCATCGGCACGTTGGTCGACCCGAACCCCGCGGTTCCCGGCTCCCCGAGCCCGCAGGCACCTCCAAAGCCGATCGATGCGGCCAAGCCGACTGAGACGGTGACGAAGAGCCCGCAGACGTGAACCCGGAGGAGTACGCCGCCTCACAGGCGGTGATCACTGCCGGTCTAGCTCAGTACGTCCAGCGATTCGCCAGTTTCTTCGCGGGGCCCGCGCTCTCTCTCGGTGAGTGGGCGCGGTTCCTGCAGACGTTGTTTCCCGAGGTCCAGCGTCGGTATGCACAGGCTGCCGACCTGGGCCGCACCTTCTATGACTCCCAGCGAGCACTCCATCACCCTGAGCTTCCCCGCAACGAGAGGTTGCGGAGCGAGCTTCAGTGGGACTGGTTCGTCAAGAACATGGAGCCAGCGCGGAAGGGTATGTCGCAGGCCGACTCGCCCCGAAGTGCTGTCACCAGAACGGCTTTGACGGCAGTGCGCGAAGTGGAGATGGCCGGTCGCCGACAGATCATCGGCGCGGTCAAGAACGACCCAGCTCCGCAGATCGTGCAGGGCTGGGCGAGGGTCGCCACCGGGCGCGAGACATGCGCCTGGTGCCTGATGCTCATCAGTCGAGGCGCTGAGCTGAACCACAAGGGCAACTTCGCATACCGCGATGCCCAGTCGGCCGGCATCAACCTCGATGACGAGACCGTGATCGACCTCTGGCATGAGTCCGGTCAGGATCTCGCGAAGTTCCGGGAAGCAACGAAGGAGCACGTCGAGGAGTGGCACACAGGCTGTGACTGCCTGGCCATTCCGGTGTTCGACGTGCAGAACTGGCCTGGAAGAGACGCTGCCCTACGGGCGCAGCAGCTTTGGATCGACGCCAGCAAGGAAGCCGACTCGCTCATCGAGTCGGGTAAGGCCCGCTCCAAGAACAAGAACAGGGAGACGATCAACGCTCTCCGACGCCGCCTTGAGCGCGGCGACATCTCAATGTCCAACTACGCACTCGCTGCGTAACCCCTGAACCCCAGGTGGGTTCAACAACCATGCCCAGGAGGCGAAAACACATGTCCGACACCGCAACCCCAGAAGGCACCCCCGCCGCCGAGACCCCGGAGGTCAAGGCACCGGAGACTCCGAAGGTCTACGACGAGGCTTACGTCAAGGAACTTCGCCAGGAGGCCGCTGCCGCACGGGTCGCAAAGAAGGACGCCGTTGACGCGGCTGTCAAGGCGGCGAATGAGGCTCACACGGCCGAACTCTCCGACCGCGACGTTCGCATCACCGAACTCGAGAACGAGCTTGGCAAGGCGTGGACTCTGCTGCAGAAGTACGAGACCACGATCGACGCCAAGGTGCCCAGCGACAAGGTCCGCGCTTTCGTGGAGATCTTGCAGGGCAGCGATGCCGAGAGCATCACCGAATCGGCCAAGAAGAACCTCGATCTCATCGGGGGCTTCGAGAGCAAGCCAGTTCGCGGGTTCGACCCCACCCAGGGCTTCGGGGGGCGCAAGGAAGACATGCCCCTTAACGGAGACCCGATTCTGAACGCCATGAAGAGCGTTCTGAAAATCACGTAATCCCTTCCAACACAAGGAGAAAGCCAATCATGGCAGCAGGCACTGCTTTCGCAGTCGATCACGCACAGATCGCCCAGACGGGCGACACGATGTTCAAGGGCTACCTCGAGCCGGAAGAGGCGAAGGACTACTTCGCTGTGGCCGAGAAGACCTCCATCGTTCAGCAGTTCGCCCAGAAGATCCCGATGGGCACGACCGGCCAGAAGATCCCGCACTGGGTCGGCGACGTGTCGGCGCAGTGGATCGGTGAAGGCGACATGAAGCCCATCACCAAGGGCAACATGTCTTCGCAGACGATCGCCCCCCACAAGATCGCGACGATCTTCGTGGCGTCGGCGGAAACCGTCCGTGCGAACCCGGCCAACTACCTCGGCACCATGCGGACCAAGGTCGCTACGGCCTTCGCGATGGCGTTCGACACCGCGGCGCTCAACGGCGTCCAGAGCCCGTTCCCGACCTACCTGGCGCAGACGACCAAGAGCGTCTCGCTGGCTGATCCGGGCGGCGCTGGCGTGTCCGACCTGACCGCCTACGACGCGGTGGCCGTCAACGGCCTGTCGCTTCTGGTGAACGCTGGCAAGAAGTGGACCGCCACTCTGCTGGACGACATCGTGGAGCCCATCCTCAACGGTGCCAAGGACAAGAACGGCCGTCCGCTGTTCATCGAGTCCACCTACACCGACGAGAACAGCCCGTTCCGCGCTGGCCGCATCGTCGCCCGTCCCACCATCCTGAGCGACCACGTCGCGACCGGCACCACGGTCGGCTACATGGGCGACTTCCGTCAGGTGGTCTGGGGCCAGGTCGGCGGTCTGTCCTTCGACGTGACCGATCAGGCGACCCTGAACCTCGGAACCCCGCAGGCTCCGAACTTCGTGTCGCTGTGGCAGCACAACCTCGTCGCGGTTCGTGTCGAGGCTGAGTACGCGTTCCACTGCAACGACAAGGACGCGTTCGTCAAGCTGACCAACGTCGTCACGCCGTAAGGCGAACTTGACATCCACCGGTTGGGGAGTCCTTCGGGGCTCCCCTTCCGGGGTGTCTGAGAGGACTTCATGCGTATCCGATCCACCGTCAACGGCGGGTTCGCCGATGTCGATCCCGACTACGCCGCGGAGCTGATCGCCAGCGGCCTGTTCGAGGACGCGGCACCCAAGCCCCCTCGCAAAGCGCCGGCCAAAAAGGCCGCGCCCCGTAAGCAAACCGCTCCCAAGCAGGAGCCAACGACTGAGGAGTAACCGTGGCCTACGCGACCGCCAATGACGTAGTTGTGTTGTGGGCCAAGGAGCCTGAGCCCGAAGTCATGGCACTGATCACCCGCCGCCTCGCGCAGGTAGAGCGCATGATCAAGCGCCGCATTCCCAACCTGGACCTCAAGGTAGCGACCGACGCGACGTTCAAGGCCGACCTGATCGACATCGAGTCCGATGCCGTTCTGCGCCTTGTGCGTAACCCCGAGGGCTACATCTCGGAGACCGACGGCGCGTACACCTACCAGCTCTCAGCAGACCTGTCCCAAGGCAAGCTGACGATCCTCGATGACGAGTGGACGACGCTTGGCGTCAACCGCCTGTCCCGGATGTCGGTGATCGCCCCGAACATCGTGATGCCGACATGAGCGCGAGCGACAGCTTCAAGGCTCCGATCAGCTATCCGCCGTTCACCCCGGCTGTCACCCCCGAAGAGGTCGACAACAGCCTGTGCGATCACGACGCCGATCCTCCGATCTGCGTCTGCGTCCACGACTGGCGCATCGAGTGGGGCAACGTCTCGCGGGCTCCCAAGCCGAAGGCGACGTACATCCAATGAGCCTCCTAGACACCGGTGCCCGGTATCAGCCGGTCATCGTCTACCCCGAAGAGCTGGCCATCGACGGAGACGGCAACAAGCGCACGCGGCCGTCCAAGACCGGCATCCCAGCGATCGCACGGCTCCAGGTGGCCAACCAGTCCGGTACGTCGGCACGACGGGCCGAGCAGGACAACGAGGGCTTCGAGTCCGAGAAGGTCTACCGGCTGCGATTCCCGCGCTCGTTCACCAAGGAGCACGGGATCCTCGGCATGCAGTCCCAGATCGAGTGGCGGGGTCAGCGGTGGGCGCTCTTTGGAGACGCCACCGTCTACGACTCCTCCCCGGCGCTTGCACGCGTCGACTACACGATCAAGAGGTACTGATGGCCACTGTCTACGCCAAGGCCAACAAAGTGGCTGCACGGGCTGCTGAGACCCGCAGAGAGGTCAAGAAGGTCCGCGACGGTGTCACCGGTCGCGCCAAGCGCAACCTCGCGCAGGCGAACAAGACGAGCCGTATCACCGAGACCGGATACTTCCCGGCCAACATCAGCGAGCAGGACGGCGATGTGGACTTCCACACGATCCTCAACGCGCCCAACGCATTAGCTCTGGAGTTCGGCCACGCCCCGTCTGGCTTCTTCGAGGGCACACAGACGAAGGCACCCGAAGCCACCTACATCCTGACCCGCGCCGCCATCGGCGGCGAGGTCTCGTAAGGAGGCGACATGGCAACCAGTCGGCTACCACGCGTTCAGAAGGTGGTGGCCCCGATCCTCCGCGGCGATCAACGAATGATCGACCTCGGCGTCACGGTCACTACGTGGGTTCCCGACGTGGATTACCGCGAGTTCCCGATGATCAACATCCGCCGCATCGGCGGCATCAGGAATCCCAAGGCACCGCGGCTTCACACGCTGCCGGTGATCGAGATGTCGGCTTATTCCGACGAGGGACTCATCGAATGCGAGGAGCTGTACGAGGAAGCACTCGACGTGCTGTACGACGCGGTCCATGACCAAATCGTCACTCCCGCAGGCTATTTGCAGTCGATGTACGAAACGATGGGCGCTACGCAGTTCAGCTCCCTCTACCAGGACTCCTGGCGAATCCAGGGCCTGATTCGACTCGGCGTCCGCAGACCGAGATCCAACTAACAGCCCAGGAGGCAAAAACAATGGCAGAAAATGACGACGCAGTTTTGACTGCGGCGGTCGGGTACGTGTACGTCGCCCCGGAGGGCACCGAAGCACCGACCCCGGCCCAACTGAAGACCATCGACCTGACGAAGCCCTCGACCTGGGGCACTGGCCTCACGGCGTGGGAGAGCGTCGGCCACACCAGCCGCGGCACGCTCCCCGAGTTCGGCTTCGACGGCGGCGACAGCGAGGTGAAGGGCTCCTGGCAGAAGAAGAAGCTGCGGGAGATCACCACCGATGATCCGATCGACTTCGTGACGGTCGTGCTGCACCAGTTCGATGAGGGCGCACTTGGTCTGTACTACGGCCCCAACGCGTCTGAGACGCCCGGTGTGTTCGGCGTGAAGACCGGCCAGACCAACGAGAAGGCCGTGTTCATCGTGATCGAAGACGGCGACATGCGCCTGGGCAACCACGCCCACAAGGCCGGTGTTCGCCGCGACGACTCGATCGATCTTCCGATCGATGACCTGGCTTCGCTCCCGGTTCGGTTCACCTACCTCGATTACGAGGATGAGCTGCCGTTCTCGTGGATCAACGAAGACCTGTTCAACGTCGCCACTCCGTAGTTCCAACTTGACATTCACCTGAATGTCACCCCCGGAGGGGGAGGTTTCCTTGGCGGGCCTGCCTCCCCCTCCAGCCCGCCACCTAGCCCGCCAACACACGAAAGGTTCGCCATGACAAACGTATTCACCCTCGACGCTTTCCGCGAGGATGTCCGCAAGAAGTACGAGCCCGTCAAGATCGGTCTGTCGGAGGACGTGACGGTCGAGCTGAAGCCGCTGCTGAAGCTGGGCAAGAAGGCTCGCGAGGCGGTCGCCGAAGCGGTCAAGGAGATCGAGGCGCTGCCAGACGAGATCGATGAGGACGACGAAGACGCCGACGAGCTGATGGACGAGATCGCGGAGAAGATCTGCGATTCGGTCGGCAAGGTGTTCAAGCTGATCGCCACTTCCCCGCGGAAGTTGCTCGCGGAGCTGGACACCGAGGAAGAGCCACAGATCCGCGCTGAGCTGTACGGCGCAGTGCTCCGCACCTGGATGCGGGAGACGCAACTGGGGGAAGCCGCGCCCTCGCCGAACTGATCGACAAGTTCGGCGGGGCTCTCCTCGCAGACCTCCTGCAGTACTACCGGGTAGACCTGCGGGACTTGTTCCGCGATGAGGCTCCGCTGACGCCGAGATTCGTTCTGGCCCTGGTGCTCTGCCTTCCCAAGGACGGCGCTTTCTACGCGGAGCGTCGAGGTGGGCAGCAGTACCGGGGCTGGGACGAGGACCGCCACGCCCTCGCGGACATCTACGACGCGATCCAGGCAGGCAACCACCTGTTCATGATGGCCAACCGCGATCCGAACAAGGCGAAGCCGAAGGCTCCCAAGCCGTACCCCCGTCCCGACGACAACAAACCGAAAGACGCTGCGCCCCCACCGGGTTCGTTCGCCGCGATGGTCGTGGCAGCGAAGAAGGCAGCTCGCGAGAGAAGGGAAAGGGAGGAGGCGAATGCCGAATAGTGCTGGCGTTGAGGTCGCACGGATCTCAGTCAAGGTCAGCCCCGACACACGTAAGTTCCGCCGGGAACTGAAGGACGACCTCGAGAAGATCGAGAAGGAGCTAAGCGCCGACATCGAGGTCGGTGCTGATCTCAAAGCCGCCCAGGCGAAGGCCGATTTCAAGCGGTTGATGTTGCAGCTCAAGGCCGAAGCGGCCAGGGGCGTCAACATCCCCGTCGACATCAACGTCGACAAAGACGGCAAGGGTGGCTTCCTCAGCAAGCTCTTCGGCAAGAAGGGCGGTCTCAAGAACGAGCTGAGTGACATCGGCGACGAAGCCGAACAGACCACCACCAAGGTGCTGTCGATGGGCCAGGGCTTCCTTGGCATGTCCCGGATGGCGTGGATCGGTGTCGGCGTGCTCGCGCTCGCCGCGCCGGCCGTCGGCCTGGTGGCTGGCATTCTGGCCGGTCTCCCGTCGCTCATGGCGGCGTTCGGAGCTGGGGCTGGCGTAGTCGCGCTCGGCATGGACGGCATCAAGAAGGCAGCCGAGACCATCACCCCCGTCCTCGACGGCGTGAAGTCTCAGGTGTCCGCGGTCTTCCAGCAAGGTCTGACCCCCGTGATGGGGCAGCTCGGCACGATGCTGCAGACGATCACCCCCGGCCTGAAGGATGTGGCCGGGAGCTTGGTCTTCATGGCGCAGGGCGTCACCGACGTGGTGACGAAGGGTGTCGGCCTCGAGCAGATCAACAACATCCTCGGCAAGACCAGCGAGTTCTTCAAGGGACTCACCCCGGTCATCGCGATCGGAACGCAGTCGTTCCTGACGCTCGCCAACGCGGGCGCGAACGCCTTCGGCACGCTCCTCGGTCCTCTGCAGACCTTCGCCACGCAGTTCAACGCGATGGTCGACCGGATCACCTCGAACGGTGCATTCCAGGGAGCCATGCAGGGCATGGCCCAGGTGCTGGGCAGCGTCCTCAACCTGTTCACCCGGCTCTTCGAGTCTGGTGTCCAGGCGATGGGTCAGCTCGGCGGTCCCCTGTCGACGCTGATCAACGGGCTCGGTGACGCGTTCATCGCGCTGATGCCTGCCCTGACCTCGCTCTCGAGCCTGCTCGGCAACGTGCTCGGCACGGCGCTCTCGCAGCTCGCTCCGATCATCACATCTCTCACGCCTGCGTTCACCACGCTGGCCAACACCCTCGGCACCCTGCTGGTGGGCAACCTGCAGTCTCTGGGCCCGATCCTCAACATGGTCGCCGGGTTCCTCGGTGGAGCCATCAAGTCGGCGCTCGACGCCATCCAGCCGATGCTGCCGGGGCTGATCCAGAGCTTCGCTCAGCTTTCGCAGACGCTGGTCACCCAGCTCGGCCCGATGCTGCCTCAGCTCGCTACGGCGTTCGGGCAGTTGGTCGGTTCTGTCGTGCAGTTGGCACCGATGATCATCAGCCAGTTGGTTCCGGCGTTCATCCAGTTGGTCCCCAAGATCGCTGAGATGGTCCCGGCCATCACCCAGATGGTGCAGTCGTTCGCGAACATGATGCCCGTCATCCTGCCGCTGGCGTCCGCGCTTCTCAGCGTGGCCGGTGCAGTGATCCAGGTCGGCGTTTCCATCGGCGGCGCACTCATCGGTGCGCTGGCGAACCTGATGGGGATCGTCTCCAACGTGATCTCGAAGGTCTCGGAGTGGGTGGCTAGCTTCACCAACGGAGCGCAGACCATCGCCGCGAAGGCAGCGGAGCTGCCGGGGATGGTTCAGTCCGCTCTGGCCAACCTGATGCAGATCGGTCTCGACGCAGGCAAGAACCTCGTCCAGGGGCTCATCAACGGTATCGGCTCGATGGTCAGCGCCGCGGTCGCCAAGGCCAAGTCTCTGGCTTCGAGTGTCGCTGGGGCGGTCACTGACTTCCTCGGAATCCACTCTCCGTCACGGCTGTTCGAAGAGTTCGGTATCAACACCGGGCAGGGCTACGCCATCGGTCTCGACAAGGGCTTCGCGCCCGTCCTCGAGCAGGCCAAGCAGTTGTCCGCTCAGGTCGCCGCGGCGGTAGCCAGCGGAACTGAGGATCCGACCGCTCTCCTGCAGGGGTTCTCCAAGACCGACGTGAGTCGGATGGAGAAGGTGCTGGGCACCGAGATCAAGAAGTACGAGCGTCAGGCGAAAGCCCTTGACCTCCAGGCGAAGAGCACCGGCAACGAGTCTCTGAAGGCTGAGGCCCAGAAGCTGCGTGACATGAAGGAACAACTTCAGACGCAGAAGGACATGCTCGATCTCGCAGGCGACTTCAACGACGAGACCACCTCCGGGAACGGAGCGGGATCGCTCGAATCTCAGGTCGCGAAGCTGATGGCCTCCCCTGTCGATTTCGCGAAGGCGACTGGCAAGCAGTTCCTTTCGGACATCGGCATCTCTGGAGAGGGCTTCATCTCGAAGGCGCTCACCGAAGGCACGAAGTACATCTTCAACATCGGCTCGGTTGACGAGGCGCTCGACATCAAGTCGCGCCAGGAGTCGAACGACCTGCTCAAGGTCGTCGGCCGAACTTGACATCCACCAGGAGGTAAGCATTGACCACCGACACGCTCATCGAACTTGAGGGTGTCAACGGTGAGTACTTCAATCTGACGACCGGTGACCAGGGCGTGTTCCTGGCCACAGACGTGGAGGGTTGTTTCTACGACCCTCCCGTCAAGGTCGTGATTGAGGAGCCGGGGAACTACCCCGGTGCTCGCTACTTGAATCACCGAGTCCTGAAGCGAGACATCGTCTTCGGGGTTCAGATCCTCAACGATGCCAAGAGCGGACCCCGTAGCTGGCTCTCGCGTGACAGCGAGTGGCGCAAGGCATGGGCGTTCAACCGCGTCTGCAAGCTCTACGTCACCACCCCGGACTCTGGCACCAGGTACCTCTACCTGTCGCTGTTCCAGTCCCCCACGGTCGAGATGAAGACCGACCCGCGTGGCAACACCATCAACCTCACGGTGATGAACTGCATTGCCTACGACCCTTTCTGGTACGAGGACGACAAGGTCTTCTCGGCCAAGACCAAGACCGATACCCGGTTCGACCCGGTGCTCTTCGACATCCCCGGCAACTGGCCGTGGGAGCGGCTCCCCAAGGAGACGCTGAAGATCCGCGTCGGCCGCGAGCAAGGTGGGCTCAACCCCACCGACCAGTACATCGCTCCGAAGTGGACCGTCCCCGGTTCCACCGAGAAGATCCCCGAGTTCCCCTGGCCATTCCCTCCGGGAGTGGAGATCCCCTGGGAGCGGGCACCCTTCACCCAGTTCGTCATCCCGGACTACTCGTTCGAGGACGAAGAGTTCCGCAACCGTCGACTCAAGCTCCCCGGCTTGATCTACGGCGAGAACTGCGTCATCGACACCGACCGTCGCGAGGAGCAGATCGCCTCCGAGTCGGGCTCGCCTGTGTGGGCCCGCATGAACGGCGTCAGGTTTCGAAACTGGATCCCGCCGTACACCGAAGAGGCTGAGTTCGTCATAGACGCGTCGGGCTGCGCTCCGGGGCAGGTTGTATCGCTGCGGCTTCCCAGGCCGTGGACGCGCTGCTGGGGGCTCGAGTGAGTGGTCTCAAGTCACTCGCTCAGTCCGAAGATCTCTGGAAGCTGATCCAACAGCGTCGCGCCAAGCGAGAGGCCGCTCGCCTCGCGCCGGCCGATGTGGAGCTGCGTGACGGCGACTTCCGCCTCCGCGGCGCTGTCGCTGGCGAGCGACTGCTCGAGTGGGAGTTCATCGAGAACGAGGTGGGCAACTGCACACTGCAGCTCTCGCTGAGCCACTACCTGGCCAAGTGGGTGATGAATCACCGCGGTCGAGCAAAGCGCAACGTCATCATCAACATAGAGAAGCAAGGCGCTCGATGGACCGGCATGATGGACCACTACCGGGTCGTCAAGACCGATTCCGGTGATGCGTATCTGGAGATCGTGTTCCTGCACGACTTTGCCCAGACTCGTCACATCCGCGTGTGGTGTAACCCGTTCCTGCGTCCTGAGCTGCAGTTTCCGAAGGTATGGATCATCTTCGGGCCGGCCAAGTGGTGCTTGCTGGTTACGCTCTTCGTCAATCTGCTCCGACTCGAGACGAGTCTCTGGACTCTCCCGGATGATCCCACGGACATCAACGAGTGGATGGGCCCGAGCTTCAACCCCAGCAACTGGCGGAACATCGTCAAGCCGTTCCCGTTCCTCGCGGACAACAGTCCGGTCACGATGGTGTTCAGCCGGTTCGGCACGTTCTACGACACGGCCAAGCAGATCCTCAACGACCATCAGCTCACGCTGACGTGTCGCCGGTACATCAAGGACCGCGACCCGCACCCGTTCGAAGATCTCAAGGGCGTCTGGGGCATCGATCCGCTCGAAGACCTGCTGCAGAAGATCCCGCTCCGGGATGGCTGCGTGGTCTGGGACATCGAGGACAACTCGGGCTGGGGCACACAGACCGCCTTCGGTGGTTCGTGGCTCACCGGCTTCCTCAGAGCCGCTGTGACCCTCGCGGGTGACGGTCAGGTCGAGGGTGTCGACGTATTCACGGGCGACTACACGTTCCCCGGCGAGTACTACCGGCCAGGCTTCCTGGGCACCAGCCCGATGGCTCCGCACGTCGTGTTCGAAGAGGGTCCGCTCACCGGCATCAAGTCGAGCGAGTTCTCGTACTACGAGGCCACTGACACCAGCTTCCTAGCAGGAGGTCAGTCAGCTCCGGGCATCAACGAGGCCATCTCCACAGGGGTGAACGTGGGAGGCGACTTCCTCACCTCGCTGATCAACCAGGCGCTGGGCGGCATGATCGACTTGCCCCCTCTCGGTGGCACTTTGGACGCGATCCTGCAGCCGCTGTACACCGACGTGTTCGGTGCGTTCATGGAAGTGCCGACGCTGCGTGCGTCGGGTATCCACCTTCCGATCTCTGGGCTCGAAGACGTGATCACCGACCTCGGTGACTTCCACTACTTCGAGAACATGGCCGAAGGGTCGATGAAGGCGTTCACCCTGAGCGCGTTCGCGGCCGTCGCCGCGGAGATCTACAAGACCCGTGCTCGCACGGCCCACACCCTCAAGGTGTCAGACGCCTCACCGTACATCTTCGCTCCAAAGCCCTACGGGCACTGCTGGATCGGAGACCGTGTCGGCACGTCTGTCCTGGGTTACCCGGTCGAGCACCAGCTCTTCGTGGAGCGCATCAAGAAGGTCAAGTACAGCCAGGGCACCGATGGTCCCAAGCCACTCGAGATCGAGATCGGCTACCGCGAACCGAAGAACCCAGCTCTATCCATCCTCGAGGAAGTCAAGCGCGTCAACGGCGGGCTTGGCCAGGCGGGGATTCTCTAAACCGAAAGGCACGCCAATGATTCCGTCCCAAGAGTCCCACGACCCCGACAAGCCGCGAGAGCACGTCGCATGGGCGCTTCGCAACCTCCCGATGGTTGCAGGCGTCGGAGCGATCACTCACCCGCACTACCTGTCGGACTGGTCGGAGCACTTGTGGCGGTGCGGCTTTCGGCACGTCGACTGGCTCCGGGGGCTGGCTGATGAGGACGGCAACATCCACGTCAGTCAGCTTCCCGACCAGGAGATCAAGTTTCAGCCGGCCTTCAGAGGCCAGCGCCACGACATGAACAACGCCGCCCGATGGGTCGGCAAGGACGAGCCCGATCCCGAGCCCGTCCGCATTCCCGACATCCGCAAGCTGACGCAACAGGAGAACGAAGCGATGCTTCGCCAGTACCGAGAAGCCGGAATGATCCCGGACAACCGCCCCGGCCCGTCGATGGCCGAGGAGTTCACAGCGTGAACCCCGTGTACCAGCCGACCGGGTGGATCGATCTGATCCCCTACTTCCTCGTAGCCGCACCCGCGATCCTCACCGCGGTGCTGGGCGTGAAGAACGCCAAGCTCAACAAGCTGCGCCACCAGGAGAACCGGGGCCGGATCGAAGAGCTGAAGTACGAGATCACCAACGATCACGGCACCAACATCCGCCACGACATCGACGCGATCCGCGACATGGTCCGCGACGGGTTCTCCGAGACCCGCAAGGACATCGGCGGTCTCCGCGAGGAGCTGCGTACCGAACGCATCGAGCGTATCGAGGGCGACCGGCTCCGCATCGTTTACAACAGCGCAGGAGGCTAAATGAACTACCCGACAACGCCGTTGGAGGCTATCGGGGCTGATGGCGCTTTCAAGATCGGTGGGGGTGACTTCGACTTCGGCCAGGGCTACACCGAGGGTCTGATCAAGGACTTGTTCGAGGTTCCTCTGGCCAACCCGGCCAACGCCATCGAGATCCTCACGCAGCAGCTCAAGAAGCTGCCGCTGGAGGCGCTGCAGACGTTCAAGCACATGATCCCAGGCACGGTCGATGACGACTTCATCGACATCGCCACGTCGGTGACCACGATCATCGGCAACTTGGCCAACCTGCCCAAGGCTCTCCTGACCGGCGACTTCGAGGACTGGCTTGCCAACTCGGCCTTCACGAAAGAGCAGTGGCAGGCGTTCCTCGATCAGATCAAGGGTGCCGTGGGAGGCACCGTCGAAGACCTCATCGCGAAGTTCAACCACACCCGCGACGAAGCGATTCAGATCGTCAAGGATCTGCTCACCGGACTTACCGGCGCGAGCGACGGCGATCTGTTCGATTGGATCAACGGCCTTGGCGGGGTCTTCGAGGGCATCATCAACCCGAACCAGCTCCCGCTGATCCCGCTCTCCCACATCGGAGACTGGGCTGCAGACCTACTGCCCCGCGGCGCTCTGGACGGCGCTGTGTCAGTCGACGGCGGTACGGACTGGGTGTTCGACCCCACCGTGTTCAACGGCGCGGCCGGTCGCGCTACTCCGGGCTCGGCCAAGACGATTGCCAACGGCACGTCCAAGGAACTGATGTCGGAGGATCTGGTTTACGCCACGGCGGGCCAGACGATAACCGTCACGGGGTTCCTCAAGCACCTCGGCCTGACGGCCACGGGCAACCCCATAGAGGTTGGCCTGCAGACGTACTCAGACCTCGCAGGCACCGTTCCGGTGTCACGGCCTACCCTGTACGCCCCCACGTCGCCCACGGGCAACTCAGGCGGCACAGGAGGCTGGCTGCCGGTGTCGGGCAACTACACCGTCGAGCCGACGGTCAAGACGTTCCGGGTACGCCTCACGGTCAAGCCGGGGGCCACGGCCGGCGCGATTCACTTTGACCGGGTCATGCCGCACAAGAGCGGCGGCTTCGCCGACAAGGTCCAGTGGCTGACCGCGGACGGCAAGTTCGACGCGAGCAAGATCTTCAACCTCGAGGGTATCGGTCAGATCCCCAACGGTCTGGACAAGATCAAGGAGCTGCAGGATCTAGTCGACGCGGCCACCAACGCGCTCTCCGGTGCGTCCCAGACGGGCACGGAAATCATTGGGGCCGGGTTGGATACGGCCAAGGCCACGTTCGAGCAACTGTTCGGGCACCTGTCGAAGATCACCCGAGATGTGCAGGCGCTTCAGTCGGAGCAACTGTCGTCCTCGACTGGTGGCCGTCGATTCAACGTCGACTTCGGCCAGTACGCGGACGGCCCGTTCCCCTCGGGGCTGTTCAACATCGTGATGTCAGGCTCTGGCAGCAGCTCGCTGGCGATCAAGGGCGGCAAGGCCGTCTGGAACATGGTCAATGACGGGCCTCGTACGGCTACGTGCATCTTCCCGACGCCGACGCTGACACCGTTCCAGGTGGTGCGGGGCACCATGTCCTCGCCACCGGAGCAGGGCTCCAACCCCAGGCCATCGGTGTGGGCGGTAGCCCGGTCCAACGCGGCCGGAACCGACTACGTGTTCGCACGGGGATACTGCACGGGCTTCCTGCAGTACAAGGGCGACATCGGTTGCGTGAAGAACGGAATCGAGTACCTCTGGGCGTCCAACGTCTCGCTGACGTGGTCGCTGGACATCAGCCTCATCTGTGGAGTCGGCAACAACCCACGGCGGCACCAGGTGCTGTCCGGGGACACCATCGTGGTCGACGTAACAGAGCCGGCCGGTGCTCAGAGCGTCGTGGACGACGACCACTGCTACTGGGGCAGCATCGTTCAGACCAACGGCTCGAAGACATCTGGTGCAGTCGCAGGCGCGTCTGTAGCCGACAACGCCCCGCCCGCTGTCGTCGGAACGACGTTCAGAGCGTCTCGCCGCTCAGGCGCTGACGTGACTGTGGGGTCTGGCGGCGTCAAGCTGCCGAACAACTTCTTCGAGACCGTCGACTACGTGTCCCCCGACTTGAAGTACATGCCGGGGACGAACTGTCGGGTGGTTGCTGAGAAGCAAGGCACCTACATCGTCCAGTACCGAATCCTGCACGGCGCGTACTTCACCAGCGTGTTCGGCCACGGTCTGCTCTACAAGAACGGGGTTCCCTACGAGCGGGGAAGTTGGGCGGGCAACCAGCTCAACCTCGGCTTCAGCGCCAACACCACCTTGGAGGACGCGACCTACGCGTCGTTCGTGGTGCCCCTCAACCCAGGTGACTACATCGAGCCGGGTTACCACTTCACGGCGTCGATGAGCAACACCGGAGACGCAGCAGCCATGTCCGACGGATCACAGTCGTGGTTCGCGGTAGCCAAGATCGGATAGGAGGAACATGGGTTGGACAACTAACCCCTCCCCGATCATCACGCCCAAGTCGAAGGGCTGGTCCGTATCACCTACGGCTCCCAGCCCCTCGGCTGAGCTTGGCTGGTGGGCGGTTGTGGGTATCGACACGAACCTGACGGTCCAATTCGTCACGAAGACAGAACTGACTGCCATCAAACAACTTGGTCTAGTCCAGGCTGTAACCGCCACAAGGGATTTGGCCTTCCAAGCAGTCAAGATGCTGACGGTCAACGCTCAGATCGGCGCGACCCGCAACCTTGGGTTCAGCTCGGTCCAGAACATGTCGGCAAACCAGCAAGTAGGTCTGACACCGTCACTGGGCTTCGGCTTCCCGCCGAACGGCCCTCTGCCGCAGACGTTTACGACTGCGATCTTCACCTACACGATCCCCCGTTGGTGCAACTACATCGACGTGATCCTCCTCGGAGGAGGTGGCGGTGGAGGTGGTGGTGCCAGCACGACACAGAGCGGCGCTGGCGGTGGTCCGGGTTCTTGGCTGACGGTCACCCTCGAGAGAGGCGTCCACATACCCTTCAGCCTCGTCTCGTTCGTCGGCCAGCTCGGCACCGGAGGTACCGGAGCCAACGGCGGCATCACGCCCACCACGGGCGGTAACGGCAACCCGACTGTCATCCCGTCGCTCTCGCTGAGCGCAGCGGGCGGCATAGGCAGCGCCAGCAGCAACCAGGACGGCATGAGCCTGGAACGAAGACGTACAACGGCGTCACCTACACAGGCGGCGCAGCGGTCACTTCCGGCAACGGCACAAACGGCAACCCACCGGGCGGCGGCGCACGCGGCGGTAACAACGGCATCTTCATCCCCGGCTCAAAGGGCGGCAACGGTGGCCTCGGCCAGGCGTGGTTCCGCGCATACCAATAAGGAGAATTCATGGCAACAGGTGTGAGCCAGTACCTGGCGAACAAACTGCTCGACCACGCGTTCAGAGGCGTCGTGTACACGCCGCCGACGACGATTTACGCCCAGTTCCACACTGATGCAGGCGATCCCGGCGCGGCCGGCACAGCCAACATCTCTGCTGGGTCGACCCGGAAGGCGACGACGTGGAACGCTGCCGCGTCAGGCAGCATCGGCATGGGCGGCACTCCCCCGGAGACACAGCTGACCGCCACGGAGAACCTCAAGTTCGTCAGCTTCTGGGACGCCCCGACAGGCGGCAACTTCCTCTACTCCGCTCAGGCTTCGGTCATCAAGGGCGGCGTATCCGGCGACATCATCCGTATCGCCACCAACTCGATCGGCTTCACTCCGCTCGCAGCCTGACAAAGAAACCCCCCTCTTCGGAGGGGGGCTTTTTTGCGTTACGAGGTCTTCGCCAGCTCCGACATCCTCTTCGCGATCTCCTCATCGCGAGCCTCAGAGGCCATCTGGTACTTCATGGCCATCCGCGGAGTCGTGTGTCCGAGGCGCACCATCAGCTCCTTGGTCGTCGCGCCCGACTGAGCCGCCAGCGTAGCTCCCACGGCCCGGAGGTCGTGGATGCGGAGGTCGGTCCTCCCGATCTTGGCGTAGCCCTTCTTGAGCGCCCGCGTGAACGCGGACTTCGAGAGCCGGTTGCCCTGCATCGTGGTCACCAGCAGGGCCTCGGGCCCCTTGTTCATCTTGGTCCGATCCTTCATGTGCTCGCGGATCATCTGAGCGACGTGAGGCGGCACGGTCACTGGCCGCTTCGACCGGACGGTCTTGGTGTTGCCGACGACGACCTTCTGGCCGACGCGGGCCGCGCCGCGGCGCACGCGGAGCTTCATCGTCTCCCCATCGTCATCGATGTCCTTCCGGCGCAGCTCGATCAGCTCGCCGAAGCGCAGGCTCGTCCAAGCGAGGATGTAGACCGCCACGCGGTAGTGCTCGAACACTTCCCCGGCCACGATGTCCAGCTCTTGCGGTGTGAGGGCTTCCACGTCGCGCTCAGCGGGAGCCTTCTGCTCGATCCGGCACGGGTTCTCGGACAGCAGCTTGTCCTCGACAGCGGTGTTCATGACGGCCCTGAGTACGTTGTAGGCGTGCCGACGAGCCGTCGGGTACTCCTTGCCCATCCCTGCCCACCACGCCCGTACGACGGCAGGTGTCATGTCGACTACCGGGGTATCTCCGAGCACCGGGTAGATCCGCTTGCGGGCGTGCGTCGTGTACAGATCCTTCGTGCCGCCTGCGAGGTCGCGCTCCGAGATCCACTTCTTGGTGTACTCCTCGACCGTGACGGCCGAGACTGCCTTCTTCGCCAGACGCTCCGCGGGAGGCGTCCACTGCTCCATCTCGATGAGCCTGTGCTCGCGAGCCAGCCAGGCTTCGGCGTCCATGCGGTTGTCGTAGGTCGTGGGGGCGTTGTACCGGTTACCCTCATGCATGTAGGAGGCGTGAATGCGTCCCGATCCGATGGTGCGGAGCTTTCCCCATCCGCGGCGCGTAGCCGTCTTCTTCGTCGCCATGAGCCGTGACTCTAGCATGACCCTCGTGACTCAACTCGCTGCAACGAGCTGCAATTTGTTTCACTTTCAGGGGCACGGAGATTCGAGGTCAAAATAGCCCTTTAGCTGGGACTATGCCGGTCAGGCGATACTGTACTTCCAAACTAGCTACGCGGGTTCGATTCCCGTCGCCCGCTCCGCAGGTCAGAGGGTATTTTTGCCCTCTGGCCTTCTTCATTTCAGGGTCGCGTGACCCTATCCGTGACTCCCACGACCTGGGGGAACGCTGTTGCGTAAGGTCGCTTCCCCGGCTACCTTCACACTCGACAACCGAATGAAAGAGCCCCCTGGCCTGCGCCAACAGACCAGAGGGCGGTACACCAGATAGGAGCTGGTGCTCGATGATTCTCGCACGTCGCAAGGTTGCAGTGGGAGTTGCAACCGCAGGAACGATCGCTGTCGGCGGTCTCGCATTCGCCCTCTCGTTCACCGCGCTCTCGGACCTCGCCGTGACCCACGGCGTGACCCCCGGACAGTCGTGGATGCTGCCGCTCGTCATCGACGGCGGGATCATCGTCGCCACGATGGCGACCGTGGCTCTGCGTCAGCACGGCTGGTACGCCTGGACCCTGCTGCTGCTGTCCTCGATGGTGTCGGTGGCGGGCAACGTGGCCCACGCTCAGCCCCACGGGCCGGTGGGCATGTTCATCGCGGCCATTCCGCCGCTCTGGCTTCTCGCAGCCACACATCTGACCGTCCTCCTCTACCGGGGAGACCGGGAAAGTGGCTCAGAATCGATCTCAGAGCCCGTCCTGACCAGGGCTTTTGCCGAAGCAGCTTGACTGCGCCCGACCGGGCACTTCAACAACAAAATAGAGAGGGATCACCTTGAAGATCACATTCGCACTGGCAGCACTGACCGTCGCCGCGACGATCTCGGCTCCGACAGCGAACGCCGACGACGACTACGACGTGGGGTGTGCGTTCGACCGATGGGGGTTCCTGGGCAGCCAGGTACGGACCATCTGCGACGGCCCGAAGCGACCGGACGGGAGCTGGCACCGCGGCCGGATCATCGATGTGCCAGCGCACGTCAACCCGGCCAAGACGACGTGCAGCGGCACGTACTCGGTGACCTGCACCAGCTACGACAAGGAGTATGTGGATCGCCGAGAGATCGAGAAGGTCTTCTACGACCTGACCGACGACACGGTCCCTCCGGGGGAACCTGGCTGGCTGGCCGAGGGCGTGGAGATCGGCAACGCTCTGTAGAATACATAGAGAACCTATGTATTTGGGAGGCACAAAAAAAGCCCCGGAAGAGCCAGGCGCAATGCCCAGCCCCTCCGGGGCTCCTCTCGATGCTAGTTGCCGATGGGGCGCATGAGCGCCTCGACCGAATCGCGTTCGACGCGAATCAGTCTGGGGCCCAGGCGAACCGCCTTCAGCTTGCCATCCGCGATGTAGTTGCGGACGGTCCTGGTGCTCACGCCGAGGTAGTCGGCGGTCTGTTGGATCGATGCTCTCTGGGGCATCAGCGTGCGCCTCCTTCGGCTGCTTCCCAGGCTTCGTTGACCTTCTTGACGATCTCCTCGGGAGACTCCGATACGAGCCACCCAGCGACCTCGGTCTCGCCCTCGGCGATACGGCAGATCGACTTCAGCTCACGGTGTTCGAGCCACAGCTCGAAGCCGTCGAGGGTCGTCAGCGTGATGTAGACGAGTGTTCTCATCAGTAGAAGATCGGTCCTATTCCGGGAGTCGTGCCGATCGGCGGGATGTAGATGACGCCGTGCGGGTTGGGGTCGTACGAACCTGCTCCGGTGTCGCCGTCGCATGCGGTCAGGCCGAAGACGATGGTGATCAGGATCGCCACCGCCAAGGCGAGTTGCTTCAGCTCTCTCATTTGTCGAGTTGCCTTTCCAGTTCGAGGATCTCGGCCCGGAGGCCGATGTTCTCCAGCAGCGCGTCAGCGAGCTGCCCTTGTGCGATGTCGTTGGCCTCGTCCTTGCGGGTGGCCTCATCGATCGCGTCGTGCAGACGCCGGATCAGGTCCGGGACGGCACCGTGGAGCCCAGCGACGAACTCTGCATCCGCCTGGTCCATGAACGCCGCCAGCGGCCGGCGCTCGTCCTTCTCCTGGTGGACTGCGATCAGGTTGAACGAGCCGGGGAACGACTCGTCCTCTTCAGGCATCCAGTAGCCGTGCTCGGCCATCGTGGTCTGCGACCACTGCTGGTAGAGGATGTCGAAGAACTGGTGGTCCTGGTCGTCGGTGTCGATCAAGCGAAACTCCTCATCAGTTCCAAGTAGTCGTCTGCGATCTGCAGGCGAAGGTTCATCCAGCGAGCGAGATGTGCGTCCTCCCATGAGGACTCACGGAAGGTGGCTGACTCGACCAGGAAGTCGATCCGCAGCCTGTGGAAGTCGTCTCGACCACCAGGCTTGAAGTCGACGCCGTCCTGGCTGATGTACCAAGGCAGCTCGTAGCCGTCGAAGTAGACGGCCTTCTCGGTCACCAGAACCTCCGGGAAGCGGTGCTCGGTCACGCAGCCTCTTTCGGCACGACGAACGCCTCGTAGCGGATCACGACGAAATCGTCTGGGATGCGGACGATCTCGCCATCCAGCTCGTACTCCCACGGGAAGCTGATCCCGTCGATGGTCGGTCGCTCGATGACCTTCGACTTGATCTTGCCCACCACCCGGCCCAGCTCCTCGAACTTGATCCGGGCTGAGGTCTTGAGGGCTTCGTGTGCGTCCCCGGCGAACCACTCGAGGAAGTTCTTCGAAACCGGCTGCAACATGGCAGCCTTCTGGGCTGTTGGCACTACATGAGCCCCCTGTCCTTGAGGGCGTCGACCATGCTGTCCCAGAGCTTGTGGGCGTTCCACCGCATCTGATCCGGGTCGTTCTTCACGTCCGGGGTGGTCTCCCTGGTGACCTCGATCCGCTCGTCGCCGTAATCGAACGTGAGCTTGAAAGGGATGGGGCGGAACGCTTCTGGCTGAACCGCGTCACCCTCCCCGTGCCACTGGAGGTTCAGTCCGAACCCCATCAGCGTCGGCTCAGATCAGGGATGAGGTTGGCCCGGAACTCGAGGAAGACCGTGTCCTGCGGGCACGTCGCGACCGGGATGCCCTCGGGGCGCTCGGCGGTGAAGACGCCGATCTCTTCGCCCTCGATGGTGCCCAGCTCGCTGAGCTTGTAGATCGCCAGACCCATCAGCTCGTTGTCCAGCCCGTTGGGGGCTGGCAGTACTACCTTGGCCTGCGCCATGTTTCTCCTTCGGTGTATGTCAAGCGCGACTCAGAAGTCAGCGCCGTAGAGCGATCCCCATGACCGCTTTCCAACTTCGGGGTCGGTTCCGATCCACACCGGCCCCATGTCCTCGGCCATGAGCTGGCCGATGTGTGCAGCAGCTCTCTCAGCCTCTGATTCAGGCAGAGAGGCCACGATCTCGTCGTGGATAGGCAGCCGTAGGTACGGCGTGTATCCGGCCTCATGGAGGCGAATGAGCGCCCTGCAGGTCACGTCTCGCGACGACGACTGGATCATGTAGTTCAGCGCGGAGTACGTCCGGGCGCTGTCCACCGGCAGCCGCCGACCCATCGGGTTGATGATGTAGCCGTTTCGGCCGGCATCTGTCGCCAGCTTCTTGCTCAGCCGTTCCACGCCGGGGTACGTCTTCGAGAACGCTGCGTGGACTCGCTTCGCCGTCTGCACCGAGATGCCCACAGCATCCGCCAGAGCGCCAGCTCCACCGCCGTAGACCTTCTGGAAGTTCGCGGTTTTGCCGACCTTTCGCGGCACGCCCGCGGCGTCCGCGGTCATCTGGTGGAGGTCAGCACCGTTCTTGAACGCCTCGATCATCGCCTTGTCGCCAGAGAGCGCCGCCAGGACGCGAAGCTCCTGCGTCTGGTAGTCGATCGACGCCATCACATCGCCTGGCTCGGCCAGGAAGCACCGACGCACCAGCCAGTCCGACGCCGGGAGCGTCTGAGCCGGGATTCCCGTGATCGACATGCGCGAGGTCCGCGCCTGCAGCGGGTTGATGAAGGTGTGGCAACGGTCTTCGAAGTCCCTGGTATCGAGGAACTTCTGGACCCACGTCTTCCGCCACTTCCCCAGCTTCTTGGCCTCCTGAGCGATGGCAGCCAGCTCGTTGCCCTCTTCGACCAGTTGGTCGAGCAGAGCCGCGTTGACCTGACGCTTGCCGGTCTCCGTACGACCGGTGATCTTCACGCCCATCTCCTCGAGCCCCTCGGCGAGATCCTCGGTCGAGTTGACCTTCTCTACGCCGTACTCGGTGAAAGCGATTGCCTCCCAGACGGTCTGGTCAGCCAGCCACCTGTCGCTCAGCTCCTGGGCGTACTCCACATCGAGCAGGAAGCCCTGGCGGTCGACGTAGCTGCAGATCTCGGAGATCTTGTGCTCGTAGGGCACCAGGTTCCGACTCACGTCGGGCACTAGCGGAGTCAGGCTCTTGCAGACCCGTGCGGTGAAGATCGTGTCCATCCCCGCGTACTTCAGGTACTCCGGGTGAAACAGATCGATCGTCGCCCAGATCTTGGCCTTGGTCGTCTTGTGCTCCGCGGCCAGCTTGGCCATGAGCTTCTTGACCGTCTCGGCCTGCTCCTTCGAGATGAACTCAGCGATCAACTCTTCGAGCGAGTGGCCGAACCCACCGGCCTCGAAGGGCCTGGGGTCGACCAGCTTGGCCAGGATCTGCGTGTCCAGCACGCGGGGCCAGAGCGTCTCCATCTCGATCCCGAAGCACTGGTCGAGCACCTGGAGGTCGTAGGAGGCGTTCTGCATGATGACGCGGCGCAGAGCGCCTATGGCGATCTTCACGTCCTCGATGAACACGTCGCCAAGCTCCACCGGCACGACCCACGCTTCGTCCTGAGTACCGAACTGGACGAGGCGGCACTCGAAGGTGTCGCTGTAGATGTCCAGCCCGGTGGTCTCAGTGTCGACCGCGAGGCAGTTCAGATGAGCACGGATGAAGTCGCGGAAACCAGCCAGATCCTCTGGAGTTTCAACGACGTTGATAGTGACGAGATCTCCCTGGACCTCATGCCGTAGCTCGATCATGTCCCTCCTAGCTGAGTGATCTCTTGAGTGCCTCGAGAAGCGGATCGACCTTGCTGTCGATGTCCGGCTTGTAGTGCATGACGATCAGGTCGCCGTTGCCGAAGTCGGTGCTGACAATCCCCAAGGGAGGCAACCGCTTCAGCCCCTCTATCAGCTCCGCTACCGTGGTGCCCTCCTTGGGAGGGAGGGCTCCTGCGAAGTCCCGGCTGAGCGGAAGTGTGTACCGCTCAATGTCTTTGATCAGCATCAGTGGTAGATCCCCCTGACGACACGCGAGATCGTCGCAGGGTTCACGCCGTAGTTCCGGGCGAGATCCTTCTGCTTCGCGCCGCCGTAGAAGGCGTTGCGGATGTCCTTGGCGTCGGCCGCGGTGAGCTTCTTCCGGTTCGGCCGGCTCGGGCCCTTGGGGGGCTCGGGCTCGCCCTTGACGAACGCCTCACCGAACGCACGCTTGGCGGTGTCGAGCTGCTGGCGCAGGTCGCGGTTGGCCGCGGCGTAGGCCGTGGCATGGCCAGCGAGACGCTGGTTGGCTGCCTGCAAGTGGACGTTCTCCGACCGGACGGCCATCAGGTCAGCCGTCAGGCTGTTGTTCTCGCCCTCCAGCGAGGCGCTCCACGCCCGTTCGTCGGCCAGCTCCAGCCGCAGTTGCTTCTTGGTCACGTACTTCACTCGGATCCTCCAAAATCCTCGATGGTGTCCTGGGTCTCTTCTTCGGTCATGTAGTAGAAGTCAACGACCTTGTCCCAGTTGAAAACTCGGGCCGTGAGATCGTCGTGGATGATCTGCAGCGTGCCCTCTTGCGTGTCGAGTACCGGCTCTCCCGCGATGACGTGGAAGCGGTCCTCGAGGTTGATGACCGTCGCTCTGCGACCCATGTCAGGCTCCGAACGGTTCGTCGGGGATGTCCTGGTAGGTGTTGGGAGCGATGTCCCGGAGCTGCCGCAGCAGTTCCCCTGCCAGCTCTCGGATCTCGGCATCCGCGGCGACATGCCAGCGGGCCTTGATGACGTTCCGCCACGCCCGGTGGTTGCCAGTCACGACCATCGGTGAGTTGGTCATGTTCGGCAGGACCGCTCGGGCCGCTTCGCGTGCCTGCTTCCGGGGCAACCCGTTCGCCTGGAAGATCTGCAGCAGACCGGCGTACGCCTGGTCGGCCTGGTCCTTGGCGAGCATCAGCACGTCCTCGGCGTAGGCACGGTCCAGCTCGGGAAGCTGGGCCAGCACCGAGGGCCAGTGGACGCCCAGCGGCGTCGGGTCGACGTACCGCTGAGACACCACGCTGAAGCTCAGGTGGCGATGCCGTTCCAGCTCGGTCAGGACCGACCGGCTGGTCTCGATGTAGAACGTCGCCGACGCGTGTTCCAGCACCGATTCGTGGCCGACCTCGAGGATGTGAGCGAGGTAGTCCTCGTTCTCCTCGGTGGCCGGGTTGGGCCGGTGGAAGCTGCGGTAGCAGTTCCGGCCCGCGAACTCAGCCAGTTCGTCGGCATCGAAGTCACCGAACGTCCCCGACTCGGGCTCGGTGTAGATGTCGGGCTCAAACCCGATGTCGCGCAGCGCATCCGTGGAAACCTCGGTGGCTGCAATCAGCTTGACTTTCATGCTCTCCGCTCAGAGATGGATCGAGCCCCCTCCCCCGAAGGGGAGGGAGCCCGGTGGATGACAAGTAGCGGAGCTGCTACTTGCTGTTGAGGAACTGCGCGTCACACTGCTGATCGCGAGGCGCGGTGCAGACGAACATCTTGTAGGGGTTGCCGGTCTTCTTCGACACGCCCGACTTGAACTGCATCTCGCCGTGCGAGCAGTACCGCTTCTCGCCGCCCGGAGCTTCCTGGGCAGGCTGCGGGGCCCGCGACTGCTGCTGCTGAGCGCCGCCGCCCGCGTTACCGGCCGGTGCCGACGCCGGGGCGTAGACGCTGGCGATGAACTTGACCTTGTCCATCAGCGCCTTGAACTCAGGCTTGTCCAGCTTCGCCAGCACGTCAGCCGGGTCGGAGCCCTTCACGACCACCCACGGGTCGCTGTACGCGCCCGCGAACTTGAACGTGGCCGACACCCCATCGGTGGAGTGCTGGACCGACACCGAATCGACAGCCGCCGTGGTGGCGGTGGTCGTCACCGGAGCTGCGGCCGGGGCAGGCGCAGGAGCCGGGGCCGGCTCAGGCTGGGCAGGGGCAGCGGTGCTCCAGGGATCTTCGTAGGACAAATGACTACCTTTCACTTAATCGGGCATGCGCCGTTGGCGCACATTTCATCGACACCGTCTTCGACGGCCTTGGCAGCAGCAGATTCGTACTGCTGCTTGGTGATTCGCTCGTAGGGAGCCTGCTCGAAGCTGGCTTCCGGGAAGATCGTGGAACCCTTGATGAGTCCCGCGAACCTCTCGAGCACGCCCGCCACATCGGCGGGGCTGTAGACCGTGGGCTCGACGTTGGCGGTGAACGACACCGCGTTGTCGGCCCAGCACGTCTGGTAGAGCGCCTGGAAGGCCAGGAGCTGGGTAAGTGTCAAGTCGTCGGCCGACTCAACGATCTCCTCGCCGTCACGTCCGTACCTGTCCACCACGGCCTGGACGAGGGTGTCCTTGGTCGGGATGGTGACCACCGCGGTGTTCGGAGCGAACAGGTCGTCCTCAACGTGGTAGCCCAACGCAGCCTGCTCTTCGAGCGCCTGGGCGTCCGAGAGCTTGTTGAACCGGATGCGCCGGTTGAAGTACTTCGAGAAGATCGGGTGAATCCCCTCGCTGACTCCCGCCAGCTTTGCGACCGTGCCAGTGGGCGCGACCGTCCGTTTCTTCACCGGGACCGGGATCCGCAACTCATGACAGAACCTGGACGCCTCAGAGTCGACCTCAGACGCCAGCTCCCGCAAGAAAGCGGTGAACCGCTTGTCTCCGGGTGCCTGTGAGTACCTGCGGCCTGTAAGAGCCAGATAGGACGCCACACCCAGATGCCCAACTCCGATGCGCCGGTTGCGATCCAGAACCTCGCGGCTCTTGGGATCGGCCACGGCCGAGAACGTCGCCCGGATCAGGAACCGCGTCATCAGACGGTGGGCCCGGATCAGATCGAGGTAGTCGGTCTTCCCGGCGTCGGTGACGAACGCCGCCAGGTTGATGTGGCCGAGGTTGCACGGCTCCCACGCTTCGAGCGTGATCTCTCCGCAGGGGTTGGTGCAGATCACCCGGTTGGGCTCCCCGTCGTTGGAGAGGCTCGAGTCCCACATGCCAGGCTCACCGTTGCGGACGGCTCCCTCGCTGAGGTACCGCATGATGCGGCGGGCTCGCGCCGCGCCGTCGGTGTCCTCGTCGTCATCGAGGTTGTCCCAGAAGTCCTGGTCGACCTCGACCGAGATGTTCGTCGTCCAGTGCTCACCGGAGGTGGCCTTGATGTTGATGAACTCCTCGACCTGCGAGTCCCGCCAGTGCATCATCGACATCCGCGCCGACCGGCGTACACCGCCAGCCACCACGCACGAAGCGATGGCATGGTCAACCTTCATCGCTGAGATCCCGTCGAGGTAATCCCGATCGTGAACCAGCTCGCTGAAGATCTCGCAGACCTTGATGAGCATCTCCGCGAACGGCTTCGGGCCGCTCGCCTGGCCGCCGAACGTCTTGAGCTTCGCCCCAGCCGGCCGAACCCGTGACACGTCGTAGACCCGCTGGAAGTGGGTGACCTCGTCGCGGTAGTGCGTGTCGATCAGATCGGTCAGCGCCGCGGCCCAGCCCTCACGGCTGTCCTCGACCTCGAAGGCACCGACCCAGTCAGGGTCGTATTCGGTCGACAGGATGCCTGCGGCCTTCATGTCCTCGTAGTCGGGATGCTCTGGGTCGCAGACGATGTGGACGTACAGCTCCTGCTTGACCTCCGGTAGGTGCTGGAGGTGGCTGTTGCTGTAGTTGGCCCCCACTCCCCCGCCCTCCATGAGTCGGAGGAACGTGAACGCGAAGTGGTCCGACGGCCGGTCGGTCCACCCTGCTACCCAGCAGTTGAAGAGGTGCTGCGCGTTCCGCACGCCCGACGCCCACAGGTGTCGGCCAGCGGGGAGAATCTTGAACTCCCGGATGAGTCGACGTAGATCGTCCCGCTCAGTGGGCAGGGCGTATCTCTCGGGGACGAGGGCCAGGTTGCCGTCGACAACTCGATCAACCGTCTCCAGCCAGGACTCCTTCGAACCATCCGGCTTAGTTCGGGCATAGGTTCGGTTGTAAACCAGCTCACCTGTTGGACCCCAGGGGATTTCAACGTCTGCCACTACTTCCTCTCTGTCAATTCGTATCGCTTGAAATAGGCGTCAGCAGAGTCGCCACCGCAGAACGAGACCCCGTACTCGACGGCACCGCCTCCTCGCACCTCGCAGGTAACGACGCCCTTCTTGCCCCGGAATTGCTTCCAGGTGCCTCGGGCCGGGTACTTGGCCTCATCTCGCTCGATGACGACCTTGGTGCCCTTATTCACGCTGACTTCCGCTCCCCGTAGCCGGGGGTGAAGATCCCGCCGACATACATCTCGAGGTCTTCCTGCGGCCAGTTCTCGAGCATCATTCGCTTGCCGGGGAACAACTCTGGGAAGACTTCGCCCCGGTACATCTCCGAACCCGGCATCCCGTTGAAGATGGGATCCATGATGTTGTGCATTAGCACCTCCCCCCGAGGAACTCAGGCAGCGGCGACTCGTAGAGGTAGTCGTCGCGCAGCTCGGGGTGCTCGATCAGCAGGATCGCGATGTCAGCGGTCGGATCGGAGTGGCCTCCGCTCGTCGGCCTGGTCTCCGGGAACACTGAGTGCCGGCTTCCCGGACCCTCGGTGACGTTCCCGTCCGCGTCGACACCAGCGGTGATCGCGATGATGTTGACGTGCTCGGTCAGCGACTTGACCGCCCGAGACAGCAGCATCGCCGCGCCGCCCTTCTTGGTCGGCACGACCCCGTCGGTGTAGCGACTCCGAATGGCCTCGGCGTGTTCCTCGTTCTGCTTGGCCAGCGCCTCCAGCGCCCTCGGCAGGATGTCGACCAGGTACCGATTGGTCGACGTACCAGCCAGCGCGTCTTTGACGTTGTCCGACGAGTAGAGGTTGCGGTCGTTGAACACGTTCGAGGAGAGCTGCTGCTTGCTCAGCATCTGCAACGCCGCGTTCTTCACCGACTTCTGAGCCTCATGGGGCTCGATCGCCTGCAGCTTGCGCTGCGTCGTGGGGCTCTCGAGGTACCAGACCCAGATGTCGTTGACCAGATCGTCTAGGCCGCTCTCGTCCTGCTTCCAGGCAAACAGCGCATCCCTCGCAGCTCTGCGAAAGATCTTGTCCACTAGGGCATCACCCGCTTGAGGTACTCCTCCCGGTCCAGACGGCGGTCCAGGTTGCGTGTGATCTCGGCCGCGAACACCTCGCGGACCTCCTTGCGGGTGATCCGCCTCGATCGGGCGTTCTTGTGCAGGTAGGGCAGGGTGGATGTCAAGTTTCAGACCTTCCAGACTCGACCGTCGACCGCGAACCGACCGTGTTCGATCGGGACGACCTCGGGCTTGACGTACGGACCATCGACCGTCAGCAGGCCAAATCCCTGCTGCCAGTTGCCAGTTCCGCCTTTGAGGTAGGACGCGTGCTTCATGTCCATGAGGTTGCCGACCTCCATGCCGGTGACCTGCTTGCCGACGACAGAGCCGAACCCGAAGGACTCGCTGATCACGCCCAGTCGGTGGGTGTGGCCGATGATGACCGACTTGTTGAACCGCTTCGCGCCGTTGAGCGCGGTCGCACCAGCGATCCGCGAGATGCTCATCTGGCCGCGGTGGCCGTGCGTGGTGACCCACCCCGGAGCGAACTCGTTGAAGTCAGGCAGCAGCTCGATGCCGAAACCGTCGAAGTCCAACAGGTTCTCGATGTGGAACGCACCCTCGAACTCCGCGAGCGCGGGAGCGTACTTGGTGAGGTACTCCCGTGGCCGCAGGTCGTGGTTGCCCTCATGGACGCCGATCGGGCCGTCGTAGACCTTGCGGAGCGGGCCCAGGAGCCGACGCTTGGCCTGCTCGTTGTGTTCGAGCATCACCGGGTAGAACTCCTCGGCGGTGCCCTTGCTCCAGCGAGCTGGGGACGGGTAGTCCATCAGATCACCGATGTGGATGACGGCATCCGGCTTCCAGTCCCCGATGAATCGGATGACCGCCCGCATGGCGCGGGGATCATCGAAGGGGATCTGCGTGTCCGGGATGACGACGATGCGGTCTGTCATTCGGTTGCTTCCTGGTTGAGGGTGACGAAGCCACTCGGCTCCGCGACCGGGTAACGCTGCTCCGGGGGGAGCTGCATCTTCTCGAGAACGCCTGCGTACCCGGCGATGTCAACCACGGTGTCGTGGTGGTAGCCGTTCTCCATGAACCGGGCGATCTTCAGCAGGATCATCATCATGGCCACGTCGTTGTGGTCGACCACGTTCTTCTGGAGGTAGGTGTTCCAGAGGTTCGCGATGCGCTGGTGGTTCTCCAGCGCGTCCCCGTAGTCGAGGGCCCGTTGGCCATTGATGATCTCTTCGGCTTGGGTCAGGATGCTCACAGGCCGGTCTCCGATGCGGTGAAGTACTCGACCAGCTCTGCGAGCTTGTCGGGCTGGTAGCCGATGATCGGGTCGAACGCATCGGTCAGGATGACCGGTGTCGACCGGGCCTTGAGCACGTCTCGGACGTAGGTGTACGCCTCGGCGTTGGCGCTGAGGTCGACCGCGTCGAACTCGATGCCGGCCGCGGTCAGCTTCTCTTTGACTCGGTCACACGGCTTGCACAGTGGCTGCGTGTACACGGTCACTGGGGCGAACATGGTCCGCATCAGATCCTTTCCAGCAGAGCATCTTTGCCCTGTTTCGTAACTAGTGAGTTGACATCCTCGCCATCAGGCATGGGGATGATTCGTGCGTTCGGCAGCGTCTTCGCTACCGACTTCGCGAACTCCATACCGGCGTCGTCGCCGTCGGCCAGGATGTTCACGTTCCGGTAGCCAAGGAACAGCTCTCGGAAGTGCGGCTTCCACTTCTGGGCCCCCGACAGGCCCACGGTGGGAATGCCACACAGCTCGGCGGTGATCGTGTCGAGTTCGCCCTCGCAGATCGCCATGTCCTTCGAGTACCGGGTCAGGGCGACCGTGTTGTACAGCCGGTCCTTCTCCCCTGGCATCGACAGGTACTTCGGCGTGCTGCCGTCGAGCTTGCGGTATCTGATCGCCGCTACCGACCAGTTCCGCCAGGGCGACCACCGCATGTACGGGATCGCCAGACAGCCCCGGTAGTACTCATGACCAGGGAGTGGGTCTCCCACGTATCCCAGTCCGAACGGTCGAACGTGGTGTTCGAGCAGGCCGCGACTCTCCAAATACGCGGCGGCTGGACTTCCGTTCAGGCTTTCTCGGTACTTGGTTGTGGCCTCCCACAGATAGGTCCGCTGCGATTCGCTGAGCCTCTGCAAAACTCACCTCCTCTTCGTGTCGAATGATTGAGATCACGTCACCCCTGACCCCGCAGGCCAGGCAGTTGAACCCCTGCAGGTCGTAACTGACTGCAGCAGAGGGCGTTTCGTCGCCGTGGAACGGGCACAGGCACTTGTTCCACTCGTTGTGGTCAGGCGGTGCTTCCCAGTCCGGGTAGTACCGCTGGATCGCTCGGGCGATCGGCGACTCAGAGCAAGATGGCGTAGACACTGCAGTCCTCGACGCGGCCCTTGAACTGACCCTCGAGTACGCCCTCGACGTACAGGGCCATGTCGCCCTCGTCGCGCTTGTCGTCGGTGATGATGGCTTCGACTCGGTATCTCATGTGTTCCTCTCGGTAAATGACAAGGTCAGGACGCGAGTTTGTCGGCCTCGACCGGTGCGATGCGCTTCCCGATGACCTGGACGGCCGGCGGATTCTTCAGGTACTCGATGGCCCGCTGGAAGAACTCGATGCAGTCCCTAGCCCACCCCAGCGTGTACTTGTTGCACATCGTGCAGAGCAGCCCGCGGACGATGCCCGTCTTGTGGTCGTGGTCGACCGACAGGCGCTTGTGCTTGCCGTTGGCTCGCTGGCAGATGTAGCAGCGACCGCCCTGGAACTCGTAGATCGCCCAGTACTCTTCGTCCGTGATCCCGTAGGTGGCAAGGATTCTCGCCGCCCAGGTGCCCGTGGAGCGCGTCTGCTTGGTAACCCGGTGGTGTGTGGCACACCTCGGACCCGGCCACGGCGTCTTGCGCCGCGACTTGATCCCCTCGGCCTTGCAGTCGACGCACCACTTCCCGGAGTCAGGTCTCGGTGCGGCTTTCTTCCGCCTCGCCACCCTTGACCTCCTTCCGACGTTCCAGAAGGAAGAGGCCCCAAGACAGCATCACCAGCGGCCAGATGATGAACCACAGGACGAAGAAGAGACCGTCGAACATCCAGTCCATCAGCCGACCCCGAAGATGTACCGCTGCGGGAACAGGTCCAGCAGGGCCAGGGCGATGAGATCGGCAGCCAGCTCCGGGTCGGCCATCATCCATGAGTGGAAGCCGTCGACTCCGTAGAACGTCGCGTCGGTCAGCTTGGCCGCGCTCAGACCGGCCGCGTACGGGACGATCTGGTCGTGCATGCCGTGCAGGACTGCCGTCGGCACGCCGTGGCGCTGCATCGCCTTGAGCAGAGGCACCGTGTCGGCCTTCATCAGCGCGTAGGCCGAACGAACGAACCGGAGCCCGGACACTGACTCCCGGAGGTTGGTCAGCAGGCTCAGACGCTCTTTTGGCGTCCGGGACTTGACGGCGTTGATGCCGTCCCCGATCACGTCGGTCAGCCCTCCGAAGAAGAACTTCACCGACCGGTAGGGAATCGTCGGGCCCGGAGTCAGGGCCACGCCCTTGTGGTGCTCGGCACCGGCAGCCGCGTCCAGCAGGACCGCGGCGGCGACCCGGTGGGGATGACGGGCCGCGATCTCTACCACCATCCCGCCACCCATCGAGTGGCCAACGAAGATCGCTCGGTGAATGTCAAGTTGGTCCAACGCGTCGAGGGTCACCTTGGTCATGTCCTCGATCGTGTGTCCCCACGGCAGCGTGCCGCTGTCGCCGTGGTTGGCTGCGTCGAGCCCGATGACCCGGAATCCCTTGTCGGCCAGGAGGACGAACAGCTCCTCGTAGGCTTGGGCGCTCACGCTGATGCCGTGCAGGAACACCAGCGGGACGCCGTAGCCGACCTCGGTGACGCCGACGCGGAACCCGTCGGCCGTCAGAATCGTCTTGCGCTTCATCACGCAACCTTCCAGAACATGACCCTTCGGCCTGTCAGCTCGTAGATTCCCTTGTGCGACAACGCCAGGACGCCGTCCTCGCGGAGCGAGAGCACCGTGGGAGTGATCTCGTTGATGGGCCGTCCCGTCAGCGCCGCGATGTCGCGGTTACACAGAGGGCCGTGCGCCTTGATCGTGTTGACGACCTCGCGCTTGCGGTCGCTCATCTCAGGGAGCACCGACTGGTACGCCTCACGGCTGGTGTCTTGGACCGGCATCAGAGCCACCGCCTCGCGGTGCGGTCGATGTTGAAGTCCGACACGTTGCGAGCCAGCGGGAAGCGGGGCTCGAGGTGGGTCACCGTGGTCTTGACGACCGATTCCTTGCCGTCAGCACCCTTGACGAGGGTCTTGCGGGCCCAGGTGGCCGGCTTGGTGGCCAGGAGACCCGACAGGATCTGCTGGTGAATGACGTTGGCCTTCTTGGGCATTGCGTTCGGGGTTGCCATCGTGGCGTTTCCTTCCGTTGGGTAAATGTCAAGTGTCTGGGCAAGCGAAAGCACGCCCGAGTAGCGGAGTGTCTCCCACCAATCACCGCGTTGGTTACCGGCTCCTCGCCGTGGGAACTCGGGCCTGCACCAGGATCTAGCAGGAGTCGCTGAGCATGTCTCCTGCCCACAGACCGCCGAGGAACGGCAGCAGCGATCCCCCACCGGACGAACCGCCGTAGTTGTTGATCGTGGTGTGTGGAGTCGACACACGCGGAGACGAGATCCGCGGTGACGGCGGGCGCGGGATCGAGGGCACCCGAGGCGACGGGGCCAGGGGCTTCTCGACCGACATCAGACCGACAGCCGGGGCTGCGCCACAGGACGTGGTGGTGCTGTCACAAGCCGACAGGCCGAACGCCGCCGTACCGGCGATGACGAGGGTGGCGATGATCTTCTTCATGTTGCGCTACTTTCTGGTTGGGTGAATGTCAAGTCAGCGACCGAAGTCGTTGATCTGCATGGTGTCTCCGACGAACTCGAGCGAGGCGAAGTCTTGGCCCGACGCGTCGGACTTCCCACCTCGGTTCTTGACCGTGGAGACGTTGAGCGAGTCGGGGCCGAAGCCATCCGACACGCGGTTCAGAGTCAGAACCATCTCGGGCACACGCCCGATCTGACCCTTGATGCCCGACAACGGAATCGGCTTGTTGCCGTCGTTGTACGGGCCGGTGACGTGGTGGAGCCCGATCACGCATGAGCCCGTCTCACGGGCCATTTCGTGCAGGTAGTCCATCAGCGACTCGAGCCCTGCGAACGGGTCGTCACTGTCGGTGCCTTCGGTGCGGACGTTGGTGATGTTGTCCACGACGATCAGCGCCGGATAGTCCTCGTAGAGCGCGTCATACGCCTCCAGGGACTCCTCGATGATGTCCAGCGAGGGTGACGCCTTGTAGTTGAACCGGATCGGCAGTGCGTCCAGCTCGTTGCCGATGTCGTCGGGGATCGTCATGTCTCGCACGGCCTTCGTGGACCGTTCGAGCGACCACCCGCTCAGGATGGACACCGACCTCGAGAGCTGGGTGAACGCGTCGGAGTCGGCGCTGAAGTACAGCGTCGGCACCTTCGACTTGAGCGCGTAGGCCAGCACGAAGGCTGACTTGCCGGTGCCCGGACCAGCGCAGACCAGGACGAGCTGGCCGCGTCGGAGCTGGGTGCCTTTCATGTCGAGCGCGTTCCACACAGGGGGAAGCGGATCACCGGCTGAGCCGCGGATGTAGAGCGACTGCCGTGGGGTGTACATGCTCTCCTCTCAGAAGGGCGGGCCGTAGGTGTCGAGGATGTAGTCGTAGATCGCGTCGGTCAGCGACGTGAGCGATCCGCCGTTGTGAAACAGCCAGTGGTTGACGACGTTTCGGATGTCCTCGCGGAGCCTGTCTGTGGGCGTCACTTGTTCCTCTCGATGATGATCTTGGCGTCGTGGATCTCGCGGCCGGCGTGGGCCGCTCGGGTCTCCTCGTCCAAGGCTTTCTGCATCTGCGTCATCAGCCGAGTGCCCCGGAGCTTGAGGATCTTCATGATCTGAGCGCCCTTGTAGCCCGCCCGGTGCATCCGCAGGACCGCGGCCGTCTCATGCGGCGCGGCCGTCGACCTCAGCAGCGGGTGGTTCGGATCCCAGTTGGTCATCTCTTCCCTTCGGTGAATGTCAAGTAGGTCACAGCACGTACCGATCGCCGTCTGTCGTGGCCACCACCACCTCGCGGTTCGGGTGGTCGGCCTTGTGCTGGCCTGCGAACTTCCAAGCCGCGCCTTCCTTCGGGAAGGGCCAGCGCGACGGGTTGGACTGGACGTGCCAGGGCGGTAGCTCGGGGATGGGCCCCAGCTCCACGTAGGTGTAGCCCTTGTCCTCGAGGTCGATCGTTGTTCGGTATTCCTTCATTGCCTGCTCTTGTCTATAGGCGTTACTCGCCGGTGGATGTCAAGGCAAACTACTGATAAATGGGGCAGGAGTAACTCACATCACAGAAGTTGCACTTGTCGGACTCCGGGAGCGCGGGGAACTCCCCGGCCTGGATGTGTGCCTCGACTTCGTGGAACCTCTCGGTGATGCGCTCCCGCGTCCACTCGGTGAGGTCGTAGGGCTCGGTGATGACCGCCTTCTTGCCCTTCTTCCCCGCCATGTAGTAGTCGCCAGTGCGCGGCGGCTCGACTCCGAAGAGGATCGAGATCGCGAGCGCGTAGACGCCAAGCTGGAAGTCGTCTCCGGGCTTGTTTCCGGTCTTGTAGTCCCGGACCCTCAGCTCACCGTTGACGACGACCACGGCGTCGATGTAGCCCCGGACCTTGATGCCGTCCAGCTCGATGTTGAACGACAGCTCGATGGCCGGTCGACTGGGCTTGCAGCCGCAGTCCTCGATGTGGGTGGATGTCAAGCCGCCGACCTGAGCTTCGTCCGCGCCGCAGCGCGGGTCCACGATGGCCGGTGCCACCCAGATCGTCTGGCCCTTGTCCTGACGCCAGTTGATGAACTTCTCGACTTGCTCGAGGCCGATGTGGAATCGGCGCTCGATGTCTCGCTCCCCGTTGTACGGGCCGCTGTGGAACCACCAGTCGAAGTTCGGTGTCTCGGCACATAATTCGCCGATGTCCTTGGCGTACTCCTCCTTGAAGATCTCCTGGGCCCGTTCGAGGGTCATCTCCCGACCCTCGGCCAACGCCTTCTCGTAAACCTCCGCGACGGTGTGAAACGCCGTGCCCTGCGGCAGCCAAGCGGCCGGCCGTGCCCACACCTTGTCGATGCGGGCCAGCTTGTACGACATGGGGCACCGGGTGTACTGGTTGATCTGGCTGACGCTTCGCAGCGGCAGCTTCTTCATGGTTTCTGTCATACAGCCGCCACCTTCTCTTTCAACAAATCGCCAACAACGGCCATGATCCGGTTCCGCACCTCTTCCTCCGTCACCGTTCGCGGCTCGACGGGGAACGCATCAGCTTGAGTCATCCTGGCCACCAAGAACTCTCCGCGCTCTCCCATCCAGCCGGGGTCTTCTCTGGATCCTCGGCCGTATGCATCGAAGCGGTTCGCCGCGAGGATCAGGTTCGAGACCGGCCGGTACATCTTGCCGGTGTCTGTGACCAGAGGACTGCGATAGACCAGGAGGATAGAGACCGGGTCTAGATGCTCCGATCCCTTCCACCAAGTCTCGCAAGTCTGCGCGTACAACCACCCCGGTTCATCCACGATCGTTCGGACGGGTGTGTGGACCACTTCGGGGAACAGGTTAACCAGCCGCGTAAGCGCCATGAGTTGTGCATTCCAATCTGCTGTGCGCCAACGTATCTGGACGCACAACCGGGTAGAGCGGTTAGGAGTCGATTAGATCCTCGATGCCTTGCGGCCACGTCCACAGCAACTCTGCCTTGGCGTTGAGGGTGCCATCCTCATCAAGAACCTCTGGCCGGACATGCTCGTTCACCCGAATCAGGCAGTCGCCGTCACGCATCTCTCGTGGGACGTACCTGAAGCCACCACCGGCCATGCCGGGGGCTGGCGGGATGTTCGGGTCGAACTCAAGCACGACGTTCTGCTCGCGCAGTCGACGCCACCAGGAGATCAGCCGCCTCTTCTTCTCTTCGGAGAAGCCTTTGAAGCTGAGCTGCCTCATGTACTCGCCGTGGTCTCGGAGCTGCTGGAAAGCCTTCGACTTCGAGTGGATCGAGAGAGTCTCGAACGGCCACAGAGCTTTGACCTGCTGCCGCGTGTTCAAGCGTCCCCCGTAGGTCTTGACCTGCCACTCGACAGCTTGGCGCGTCACGCCGTGCATGTCGCCGATTTCTCGGTAGTTGTACCCCTTCCCTACGAGATCCTCAATCGTGCTGAGGGTCAGTGGTGTCCTCGACGTGGGTCTTATAACGTCGAGGTTCGAGATTTTGCCGCTCATGTTTCCCTCCATGAGAAAGGTAAATGTCAACGTGAATCTCACGGAGACGTGTTGGTGCCTGTCAAGGCTGATCCTATCTGTCGTAGTGCCGAAGCCGCCGTATTTAGTTGTGGCCCCCACACCGTGGGCTGCACCTCTGGCTGAGGTGTGCTGGCGTCATTACGTCTTGCGGACGTTTGTTGACGCTTGCGTAATGTACACACAGGGTGTGACAGGAGCAAACGTCCCCCCGGCGAAACTATCCGCCCATGTCAGCCTCACCGGTCAGCTCGCCTATGCGCTCCTCGATGTCTTCGAGATCCCACTGCGCTTGCCTGCTGTGGGGGTGCGTGCGTAGGAAGCTCGCAGCTTCGTCACGCAGCTCCTCGAGTTCTTCGAGGTCATCCACATCATCGACATACATTTCGTCAGAGCCCTCCCTGATCGTTTCCTGTGTGCTCACCACCGTGAGCAGATGCTCAGCTCGGCCACTGAGCCGATTCGGACCTCGGTCCACTTGACCTCAGCATTCCGCAGTGGTACCTACCCGCCAGCAAACTAGCGAAGGCCCACTCGCGGGCTGCCGTAGACGAAGATCCCTTCGATCTCGGAGCCGTCGTTCTCCTGGTGCTGTTCGATCGCACCGTCGATGCCGTAGGCGATGTAGGGCAGGAGCCGGCCGTCCGGGTCGACCACCACGTAGACGTTCTGGTCGTCCATCACGCCTCCTTGATGATCTGTTCGAGCGTCAGCTCCCCGGCCTCGAGAAGCTCGCCGCGGGTCGCGGTCTGGCCCTCGGGCACCCAGTTCAGGATGTCGGGGTCGATGCCTGCGTCGAGCAGGGTGTGTCGTGCGTTCACTGATTCCTCTCTTCGATGCACTCGGGGTCGTCGCAGGTGCAGTGCATGTCTCCGCACTCGTCACCCTCGGCGTGGAGCGCGATCATCTCCTCGACGTGGTCCGGGTCTACGCCGCATGCCTGCAGCATGTCGGCCAGCGCCTCCATCTCCATGCAGGTCAGGTGGGTGCCGATGTCCCCGATCAGGTGGCTGTCGCCCCACACCTCCTTGAACTGGTGCATGGCTGACATAGGCGAGAGCCCGATGCGCTGTTCCTTCACGGTCACGAATCCTCCTTCAGGCCAAGGGCTTCAGCGATTGCGGAAGCTAGTTGCTCCCCGGCCTCTTCGAGGTCGAGGGCGTAGTCGGTGCGGGTCTCGTCGTAGTCGCGGTAGTCGTACTCGTTGACCTCGCCGTCCTCGTTTCGGTACTCATCGAGAGCCTTCTCACGGGCTGCTACCAGCTTCTGGAAGCTGTCGAGCGCACGCTTGACGCCGTCGATAGCTCCGATGGTCATCATCGTCGGGGCGTAGGTGTGAATGTTGCTCATTGCCAGTCGATTTCCCATCCCTCGGGTAATGGCTTGGTGTCCAGACAGATCGAGCACTGGAGGTGCTCGTCGCCGTCACCGGACTCGCTGAAGTCCTCGGAGCCGCTGAAGGCCGCGACGATGGTCTTGTCCTCCGGGTCGATCTCGATGCTCCACGTCCTGACGTAGCCGGTCTCGACCAGCCGCCATGAGTCGTGCCCGCAGTCGGTGTCCAGCTTGTCCATCAGTTCTCCTTGACCTTGACTCGGTGTCGTCTCTGGTTGCCCGCGTGTGCCTCTGCGGCGAACCGCACGAAGCTCTCGCTCTCAGACCTGCACTTCCATGTGCAGTCCTTGCACTTCGCCTTGAAGGGCATCAGCAGTACCAATGCTTTCTGCAGTAGCGGGATTTCTTGTCGGGCTCGTCGTTGTCCGGGGAGGCGGCAGGCCCCCTCGTACCCACCGCCTCCCGGTCCTCGTTCGCGTCTTGCTCTGTGCAGGGCGAGAATTCACCGTGTTCGAGGTGGAATCTCCGATCGGCACCCGGCGTGGTGCCGGGATGCTCCGCGAGGTGTGCCCAACACTCGGCCGAAACCTCGGCATGGGCCGGGGCTGGCCCTACCTGGATGACAGCCATAGCCATCAGAGCCAGGAGGACCAGCGTCAGCAGCGTGCGTCTCACGCGATGGACCGTTGCATCGCCGCGTTGCGGCCGTCACGCTGGCCGTGGGCGTAACCGCTCTGGTTGTAGCGGGTCGACGAGCGCGTGGTGCGAACCCTCGGGAATGCCTCCCGCAGAGCGACAGCCGCACGCTCCTTGTCGTCGCGGTAGAGCACCAACGCTCCCCCGCCAGCACCCTCGAGAGCCTTGTTCTCCTCGGCACGGACCCGGTCAGCGACGGTCTGAGCGAAGCCTGCGATCCACGCACGGCGGTAGCTCTTCGTCTGTCCCGCAGTCGATTTCTTGCGGTACTCACCGGTACGCCAGTCGTACTTGGTGTCGACCCGGAAGACCTCGGGCCGCACGTTCTCGACCAGGCGCAGCATCTGGGGACGCAGGATCTCCCACAGGAACTGAACCCTCTCGACGTGGCGCTCGACACCGAAGACGTACACGCGCTGGGAGGTGGTACCTCCGATGTTCGTGTAGACCGTCTTGCAGTGCAGCGCACGGGCGATGCCGTGCAGCAGCAAGGCTTGCTGAGCGACGTACTTGCCGGTGACAAGCACCTGCCACTTGATGGCGTCGGGCAGCTCGGAGATGTCGAGCCCGTTCTTCGTGGCTTCGACCTGGGCCATCTCGAGCCCGTACTTCGAGATCAGCTCGAACGCTTTCGCCTGGAACACAGCCTCTTCGGGAGTGCCGGCCACGTCTTCGGCCTGGCGCAGCAGCTTGGCGACCTTGTCCTGCATCTTCTTCGTCTTGGCGTCCATCAGTGATCCCTCTTCCAGTTGTTCCGATTGCCCTTGCCTGGGCGCTTGAGTGCTCGTCGTCGGTTGGTGTGCTTGCGAGCTGCCGCAGCCTGGGCAGCGCGGCGCTCCGCGTGCTCGCGGCCGTGGTCGCTCATGTCTTGCCTCTCAGTCGATGTCGATCGTGGTGTCATCGATGACGAGGTAGCTGCGCTCTCCCAGCGACAGCCACCAGTTGCCGGTGTCTTTGTCCTCCCAAAGCCCGATCTGTCCGGGCTGGTCACTGCAGTCCTCCTCGAAGCACACGGGGTAGTCGACGCCGTCGACCGTCCGAAGCTCGGTGAGGTTCACCGTGTCTGCCGAAGCCTTGGGTGACCCCAGCGCGAGCGTGAACACGGTGGTCGCGAAGGCGATCGCGACGGTGACGCCGTGCTTCTTGAGCTTCTTGCGTGTGCGCTTCTTCACTCTTCTTCCCTCCAAAGTTGGTCTGCGAGTAGCTCGTTGGCGATGTCGATGGGATCGCGGTTCACCCGAATCTCACCTCCCCGAAGATCGCGTACTGGAGCACCATGTCTGCGGTGTCCGCGTCGTAGTCGCCCTCTTCGCCGTTGGTGCGGTCGAACTCAACGAGCTGCCACCCGTACCAGTCCTCGCGGGCTCGAGATGGCTTGAACTCGGGGTCGCGCTTGCGCTTCAGCTCCCACTCGCCGATGAACATCTCGCGCTCACCGCGGGCGTACTCGCCGAACATCCGCAAGCCTCGGGCGATGTCGTCCGGGCCGATCTCATGGACCTCGCCGAAGGTGCCTTCGTCGTCGTCGTCACCGTCGACTCGGATCGTCGCGGTGCATGCCTCGTCATCGAGAGCTGTGCAGTAGAACCAGGAGTAGTGCAGGCCGTCGCTGAGGATGTAGCTCAGCGCCTGCAGACGCTCGGGCGATCGAACGGTCATGTCGTGCCTTTCAGGTTGGGTGGATGTCAAGCGGCGTACACAGTGCGATGAGCCAGGACCGCGAGGTCCGACCCTTGGAACGGAGACTCGTCGTCGGTGTGGACGAAGGTCTCGTACTTGCGGGGGTTGTAGGTGACGGTTCGAGCCTCGGCAGGCAGGGTCACAGCTTCGCCCTGGACCAGCTCTCCGACCAGGCCCGCGTGGACGTTCTTGCGTCCCTCGCGGAGCACGCGCTGTCGGCCGGCTTCAGATACCTTGCCGATGACGTTGCGGAGCACAACGTGCTGGTGACGTGCGATGACTCGACCCTTGTCCGGGCCTTCGAGAGCCTTGACGCTCCACATGCCTCGGTGAAGATTCCAGTAGACGAAGACCCTCACAGTGCATCGATCCCTTCGGCGATGATGGTGCGGACGACCGTGGCCGGTGACTCGCCGTCTTCGTACGAGTCCCGGTAGCACCGGTCTGCGATGTCTCGGTGGGTGACTCCCCACACCTTGAGCAGGAGCCCATCGACGTGCTTCAGCCAGGTCTCGTAGCTCATGCGACGGTGACCTCCCAGGTGGCCACGATCTGGCCATCACGGAGCACGTCTCCGTTCACACCAGGCTCATGCCAGGTGACCTCGAACCCGTTGCGCTTGGTCGAAGCCTCGAGATGGTCGATGACCACCTGTCGGGCACTCGCGGACACGACTCCGGTCTTGTCAGAGCCGATCTTGCGGACAGTGAGCGTGAACATCAGAAGCTCTTCCCTTCGAACAGGTTTCGACGTGCGGTCTCGAACTCGGCGAGCATGCCGATCAGCTCGAATCGGCTCAGCTCTTGCGGGATGTCTCGGAGCGTGTCGGCACCCGATTCCTCGGCGACGATCGCTCGCAGGTTGATCTCGCTGCGGTGCAGGTGCTCCAGCCACACCTCGGCATAGATGTCTACGTCGAAGGTGTAGCGACCAGCGCCTTTGATGTCGATGTGCTGGTGTTGGGCCATGACTTGCCTCACTTCTTGGTTGAGCTGAACAGGACTGACTTGCGGCCGTTGACGCACAGGCCACAGCGAGCGCATGCCGATCCCTTGTCAGAGATCAGGGCGATGGCACCGTTGTTCTCCGGGCACCGCACAGCGTCCGGGAACTGTTCCTTGCCTTCGGCGAACGTCCGGTCGACGTAGGCCACGTTGATCCCTTGAGCCGCAAGGAAACGCGCGGCCGTGACGTTGTCTCGGTCACCGCTGAAGTACAGCGACAGGTTCGACAGCTTCTGGGCATGCAGGAACATGGCTGCAGAGCTGACGCGGGTGTAGGCCCAGAACTGGACATCCGGGAAGTCTCGAATCACGCGGGCCCACGCGGCGACGTACGTGCCGCTGAAGAAGTCCCCATCCCAGTGGATGCGGAAGATCTTCGGTGCCTTGCGCTTGTCCGATTCCTTGACGAACTCTGCGATCATCTCGGAGAGCAGAATCGTGGTAGATGTCAAGTCAGCGTCACGCAAAAGCTCCCAGTTGTGCAGGAGCACAGCACTCACGCCTTTGTAGACCTTCTCGAGCTTGCCTGCGTAGCAGATCTCAGAGCAGAAGGCAGTCGCGTCCGGGCAGGAGAATCCCTTGCCAGAAGGCAGACCGATGCTGTTGGCGATCATGGCTGTGGTGCCCTTGCCGTTGACCGCGTTGGTGACCTTGCGATCCTTCGAACGCTTGAGTGAAGCCATCACTTCACCCGCACGTATCCGTTGCCGCGGGCAACATAGATCCGGCCATCGATGTACACGCGCTGTTGCTTGTTCACGACCATTCCTCTCGGGTAAATGTCAAGTTCAGGACCAACGACGAGTCGTCGGACGCTTGCGGGCCACCTCACGGCGAACCCTGGTCTTGGGCACAAAGGTGCCTACGGTCATCTCTTCGAGCTGGCGCTCAGCCCATCCCTTGGGACGGCAGTCACCCTCTTCTTCGATCTTGACGTCGAAGTCAGTCCAGCCCTTGAGACCTTTGTCCAGCTCACGGTGCAGGAGAGCAACCGGAGCCTGATCAGGAGCGATGAACGGTGTCTTGCACGATTCGCGGGCAGTGACGCGAACCTCACGGTGCTCAGCGAAGAGTGGCATAGTCATTCCTCTCGGTAAATGTCAAGCCTGAGATCAAAGCTCAGGCATAAGTGGGTAGCGCGGAATCGAACCGCGTAGTCGTGATGCCGCCATGCCTTACGGCATGCGCCAGACCATAGCTCAGGTGTCATTCCACACCGCCAGAGCTACCCGTAAGTCTGAATTCTTCCAGCGGGTCAGCAGAATCTATCGGATCCTCGCCGCTGGCATAAATTTAGTGTTGTCGGTCGTGGCGTGCCCGAAGGAGCCCGCGTCCCAAGATCGATACAACCCCGGCGACATTTCTGCCTTAAGCCGTGCTCTGTGAGCTTTCAGCCCCGTCGATCGCAGGGCGTAGGACTATGGTGCTCGGTCCCGCTCGGTCTTGCTTGTGTGATTCTCACTCTACCGTGTGGCCGGGTAAATGTCAAGCGGGCCGTTTAGGTATTGCATCGATGCCCTCGTTAGCGCCGCTGGCATAAGGCGCTACCCGCTTGATTCTCACCGGTCCACGTTGGTGTGTCCCTGACACTACCCGGCGTCCGGGTGAATGTCAAGTGCGAGAATCTCACCGCCGGATTTTCACCGGTACCGGCGCGATTCTTTCGAATCCGCCTATCGCGTTCTCGCTGCGATGACACAAGTATGCACTAGCGTCGGGTGGATGTCAAGTGCAATCGAGAAATTGCCCTCTACCTGCAGGTATGGCGCTATCCGGGGTGGCTGTAAAGGGGCCCGTAATGGGCCCGTGGCGGCCGTCGGCCGTCGTGACCAGCTCAGGGACAGACGACTAGGGGCCCGCGGATCCCGCGGATAGGCTGCTCGTTCTGTGCTCGGTATGGGCCCGCGGCTTGCGTGTGCGCTCGCGTGCGTGGGCGTGCGTGCGTGGGCCCGTGAGGGCATGAGTGGATCCCCGTATTGCAGTGTTCTAGCTGGTCAGAGCCTAATCCCCTTATCCTGCATAGGCTGCTCACTATCGCATCGGTGTACTCGTATGCACTGGTCAGACACACATTGCCTAGTGCTGTGACCTGCACAAACGCACACACACATGTGTACACACATGTTAGCTGTACATTGTGCCGGCTATTCGCATGTATGCAGGTCAGAGATGTATTGCATGAGATAAGAGATTATCTTTCGTTTGCTAGTGCCCTGTGCCCTGTGCCCTCGAGATGATCAGCACGCGTGGCATCGCGTGCGCTTGCGTCGTTTGCACTGGTCAGAGCCCCTCGAGAGACCCCAGGGGGGATACCACCTAGGGGTACCTTCCTGACCGGTCGGTTA